CTCACAATGGTATGATCCATGTCTATTGGACGGATCACCTGGAAAGTACGGTCCCTGCGACTTGGCTCAAAGCCGTGGAGAAAAATTGATGCAAGCGGCCGGAATCCTTTTCAAGTGTGGCCCCCGCCGTACTGCTGCTCAAGCGTAGCGATGAGGGCGATGCCGCTGGGACCTGGGCGCTTCCGGGCGGTAAAGTGGAGGAAGGAGAAACGGACCGCGACGCGGCCTTGCGTGAATTGCAAGAGGAATGCCGGATCGTATTAGATAACAGCGAGAATCTGAAACTTCTTCATGTGAAGATCGGCAATCCGCTGTGCTACACCACTTATTCGGCGAATGTACGCGAGCCGTTCACACCGCAACTGAACGACGAACATACAGGTCATGTCTGGGCGCGGATGAATGATCTACCCGAACCGCTGCATCCAGGTGTTCAAGAAATGTTTCAAGACATGGGAGAACTACCACGATGAAGAAGTTTTTGGAGACAGCTACGCCGCTCGGAGCCAGCGGGACTTATACCGGAGTAACTCGCCCGGTGAACGACACGCCGGATAAGGTCGAAGTATTCGCTGAGTTTCTCGCGGACCAAGCTTCGGCCAACAACGGCGCTCAGCTCCAGGGTTCCGATGACGGCACGAATTGGTTCGTCATCGCTCAGGGAACCTTGACAGCGAGTGTTCCGCTGGCGCTCAGTGCGGTGCTGCTCTATGCGAACTATCGCGTCGTCCTCACCAATGGCGGCACGGCGCAGACTTCTTTGCAGGTCAAGTCCGGCGTGACCGGCTAATCAATTTGAGGAGAGCGACATGCTGCTGATCAACACCCCACTGAGCAAGCTCGACAGCCCGGACGTGGCTGTAGACTTGAACACTTTGGTAGAACAAGGCGAATACACTGGTCTCGGCGTGACGATGACCAATGCTCCGGCGACTGATTCGAGCACGATCTTCAAGCTTCTTGTCAGCGTAGATCCGAGTACCGGCGACGTTACTCAATTCATCATCGATGCGGCCGGTACGGCTTCGCGTACCTACACCAAAGCGACGACAACCTGGGGAGCGTGGGCATAATGGCTAAGCATATTCACATCCACTTACATCGGGCTGCGACTCGGGATCGTAAGGCGAAGGACGCTGGTGGTCCTTCCATGGTGCCTTCTATCGAAAAGGCGCTTCGCGGTTGCGAAGAGCGCCTGCGCTCTGCAAAAAGTAAAAAGGGGAAGGAACTTTTCAAGAGCGCGCTGTGGGACTACAAAGAAGCCTTGGCAATGGCGCATGAGGATTTGGATTACGACAAATTCATGCGTCAAGCGATGTCCAAAACATCTCGCGGTGTCATGGCCGAGCAGGACTATCGGGTGAAGGGCGGAGACCGGGCGCGTGCAGGGGATATTGATCTAAAAGGTCGTGGCGAACTTACCGGCACCATCGTGCTGAAGGACGGCAAGACGTGGTATCGCAAGCCGAATGAAAAAATTCTATACGGTCCGTTCAATTCTGTGTCGGAGGCTAAAGCAGACGCGAGTAAACGGGGTGTGAAGATCGGCGATGCTAAGGACGAGCACATCGGCTGGAATGCGATGGTCAAAAAGCTGGAAAAGGAGGGTAACTCTAAGAAGTCGGCGGAAAAGATTGCCGGTGCCATCAACGCCAAGAAAAACGGCGATACGAAAGACGGAGACATCCCCACTACCGTTCGCACAGCAGACAGCCGCTGGAACGCAATTGTTGAGTGCGACAATTCAGGTACGACTTGTACTGCTGAATTCTATTCCGGCGACCGACCGATGCCGCGCCTGAACTTCACTGAACGTAACACCAATCACAGTGAAATGGTTAGGAAAGTTCAGACGATGCTACGTCGGATGAAGCCGACTGGTGACGCAGGTAAGAAGGGTTGGATTTCTTCTTGGAAAGTCACTTATCAAGGGAAGCTGATCGCCAAGGGCAGCATCGATGAGCCTGAAGAAAACCAAAGCGCAGCTCGGAGTCAAGCCAGAGAGGATGCTATCGAGAATATGCAAGCGTTTCTCGATGAAGATAAGTGGGGTAAGGCCAAAATCCAGATTGATGTCAAGTCTGTGAACATCAAAAGCTGAGAAAACGCTATGTCGACAAAAGACAAAAACTTCCACGTCATGGACCGTATGACGTTCTTCACTACTGCGAAGATCGGCCCGAAGCGCTCCACAACTCCGGAAGGTTTTTTACTGTGTGAAGAAGTGCCGATCGCCCGCACAGGTATGATGATCTACGGCCCTGATGAAACGCCGATTGAAATCGGGGACGAAGGGATCGCTAAGATCTTCCGAGAAGAAGAGGACGTATTTCGTCCGGAGACAATCGCTTCCGCGCAAGGTAAGCCAGTAGTCGATGAGCATCCGGACGATGACGTAACGCCAGAGAACTGGCGTAAGCTCACTCACGGCGTGATGCTGAACGTGCGTCGCGGAAAGGGTGCAATGGATGATCTTCTGATAGGAGATCTCCTGATCACAACGCCGGAAGGCATCAAGGCCGTGCAAAACGGCAAAAAGGAAGTCTCGCTCGGGTATGAAGCGGATTACGAGCCGCTAGGACCAGGCCGGGGCAAGCAGAGCAACATCATCATCAACCACATCGCTTTGGTCGACAACGGCAGGTGCGGACCACGATGTGCCATCAGTGACCATGCAACAGTGAAAGAGGAGCCTACTATGGCAAAGCGAAAGGTGACTTCGGACAAACTGAAGGCCCTCCTGACTCGCGCCTTCACGGCGAAGACTAAGGATGAGCTGGAAGATCTGTCCAAAGAAGTAGAAGACGACTTCCCCGAAGAAGCGGGTTCGGGCGAAAGCGGCGACACGCACATCCACATCCACAGCGAGGGTGGAACCGCCCCGGCGGGCGAGGTCGCTGATGAGGAAGAGCCGATCGGCGGCGGCGCTGAGGAAGAGGGTCGAATGGAGTTTCAGGATGATCCGGAAGATCAAAAGGTTCTGGCGCAGGTGCTCGAAGCCATTCAGAGCCTGACTGCTCGTATCGAAGCCCTGGAACAGGCTGCCACGGCGGGCAGCGCACCGGCTTCGGCCGGCGATGAGCTGACCGACGAAGGCGATCTGGGCAAGGTGTCCGACGAAGACATGGAAGAGCAGATCAAAGACGAAGCTCCGGAAGGTCTGGGCGAGGAAGCTGTCAAGGCCAAGGATTCCGCTTATCTGGGCGAATCTTTCCGCGATACGATTTCGCTCGCCGAAATCCTCGTACCCGGTATCGCCTTCCCCACGTTCGACCGTTCGGCGAACCCTGGCGCAACCGTGAAGACGCTATGCGGCTTCCGTCGCAAGGCGCTGGATGCAGCGTACAAGGATGACACGAACCGTGCCATCATCGACGAAATCATGGGCGGTCGGGTTCTGAATACCAAGAAGATGACCTGCGACGCGGTCCGCACCGTGTTCCGTTCGGCGGCTGTCACGAAGAAGAAGTGGAACGCTGCTCAGCGTACTTCGGACTCCGCCGTGCATCAGCCTCCCACCCAGGGCCAGATGACCGGCCCGCGTTCTATCGCAGAGCTGAATCAGAAGCTTCGCGAACACTACCAGCACTAAGGAGCAAGAGCCAATGAGCAAGACCATGCGAATGAAAACTCGTGACGCGGCTTTCACGTATCGTATGGGCGCGGGCTATCCGGGTGATGTCGATCGCACCCATCCCGCTTCCATCGAGCCGAATCTGATCGATTCGGGTGCGCCTCCGACCGCCTATGGTCAGGGTGTCATCGTGGACGGCACGTCCCATGCAATCCGTCCGCTGACGTCCGGCGATTCCGGCGTCACTGAACTGTACGGCATCACCGTTCGTCCGTATCCGACTCAGCAGTCTTCGGGTACGAACTACGGCGCGGCTAGCCTCGGTTCCGCAACGCCGCCGACCTCCGGTATCGTCGATGTCATCCGCGAGGGTTACGTCATGGCCAGCATCGTCGGTTCGCCGGTGAAGAATGGCCCGGTGTATATCTGGACGGCGGCCAGTTCTGGCAACCATGTCCAGGGCGGCTTCGAAGCGGCTGATGGCACGACCAACACGGCCTCGATCGCGAATGCGGTCTTCAACGGTCCTGCTGATGCGAATGGCGTCGGCGAAATCTTCATCCACGCCTAATCACGAGGGAAGTATCTGAAATGAGCAAGCTGAATAAGATGCGAGCCAAAACGCGTGATGGCCTGACTTTCGACGCGCAGGGTTATCAGCCGATGGACGGCGTCGGTAACATGCGCGGCAAAATTCTGGACCATGCGTACAAGACTCACGACGGTGCCCGCACCGTAGACTCCACTGGCGCTTTCCTGATCGGTGAGCTGGAACGCCTGGACATGACCCTTCACGAGCCGCTGGCGGCAGTGACCTGGGGTCGTGATGTCGATCTTCGCGAAGATGTGACCATCGCCGATGAGGTGTCGTCCTTCACGCTGTCGTCCTTCGGTTCGGCGGGCAGCTTGGGCCAGGGCAACGGTATCGGCAACGGCAAAGCCTGGGTCGGTAAGAATACCGATCAGATCGCTGGCGTGTCCAACGACATCGCGAAGGTGCCGCACGAACTGCGTCCGTGGGCTCTCGAGCTGAAGTACACGATTCTGGAGCTCGAATCCGCTGCGAAGATGGGTCGTCCCATCGACCAGCAGAAGTACGAGGCTCTTCAGCTCAAGCATCAGATGGACATCGACGAAATGGTGTACATCGGTGACACGAGCCTGAACGCGACCGGTCTGGTCAACAACACGTTGGTTACCAACGTCTCCAACCTGCCGAACGGCGCGGCGGCTTCGCCGACCTGGGCCAGCAAGACTCCGGACGAAATCCTCGCCGACGTCAACGCGGCGCTGACTTCCGTCTGGACGACGTCCGGTTACGCTGTGATGCCGGGCAAGATCCTTCTGCCGCCCGAGCAGTACGGCTACATCAGCACCAAGAAGGTTTCGAATGCCGGTAACGTGTCCATCCTGAAGTATGTCCTGGAGAATAACATCCTGGCGACTTCGGGTTCTGGCAAGAAGCTGGAAATCTCGCCGCTGAAGTGGTTGGTCGGTGCGGGTTCGGGCGGTACGCTCGGTACGGCGGGCACGGTGGATCGTATGGTCGTGTACACTCAGGAGAAGAATCGGGTTCGCTATCCGATGACGCTTCTGCAGCGTACTCCGATCCAGTACGATTCCATCTACCACAAGACCACGTACTTCTGCCGTCTCGGTGAACTCGAGGTCGTGTATCCGGAGACCATCGGTTACTTCGACGGTCTGTAAAAGGAGTCGCTATCATGGCTAAGAATCAGAAGGCCAATCAGGCCGAAGAAGCGGCAGTCAAGGAAGCGGCAGCCGAAGAAGCGGCAGCCAAAGCCGCTGAAGAAGAGGCGGCCCGCAAGGCGGCGGAGGAAGCTGACGCCAAGGTCGCTCAGGCGAAGGTTGAAGCAGAAAAGGCGACTCTGACGGCTGCTGCGAAGCGGGCGGAAGAAGAGAGTAACCTGCCTAAAGATGTGGAAGCCGTCATCGTGACGGTCCCCAAGCGGTTGGTCCTTCGCCTGACCCACCACGAGGTTCGTGTCCTCGAAGCGGGCGTTCAGAAGGTGGAGAAGCACGTCGCCGAACATTGGTGGAGCAAGGTGAACGGGGTCAAGATCTTCGACCCTGACGCCCCCATCGGTGAAAAGCAGGCCGACGCTCCTAAGGAAGGCGAGTAATCCATTCGGCGCTTTGTGCAGGGACGCACCTTGCGCCGACTTTTAAGAGGATACGAACATGCCACTGGAACAAAGCAGTTCGCAGGCAGCCTTCGAACACAACGTCAAGACGGAAATCGAAGCTGGGAAGCCTCAGAAACAGGCTGTCGCCATTGCTTATGAAACTCAGCGAGCAAACGACGAAGAGCCGAAGGAGTACGAACCTGATTACGAGGAAACCATTCCCGAAGAAGTTCCAGCCAGCGATTCTTGGGAACGTAGCACGGGAGGTGGGTACTGATGGCGACCAGCAAGTTTCAAAAAGCGCAGAAGCAGGCGGCCAAGAACTTGGATGAGCGCTACTACGCAGCCTTGGAAAACATGATGGATGACATGGCTGAAGCAGACAAACGATCAATGGAAGACGAAGCTTATCCTGCGGATCTGCATGCGATTCGACGTCGATATAACTTCGGCGTGCCGGGCAACGGCATCGTTAACGATGCGCTAGATAAATTCGATATCGCGAGGTAGAGTCGTGGACAAGCATATTCACATCCATGTAACAGATAGCGGCATCGTAAAGAAGTCATCGCGAAAGAAAACGAAGGATGTTGACGGCAGCAAGCTCAGTGCGCAGGAAATGAACAGTATTCTGAAGCAGTCTGGGTACGGAGATGCGATGGTCAAGACTGCACGATGCGTAAAGCGAACTGTCATCAAGGCAGAGTATGTCTACGACATCACTTACGACGATCCGGAAGAAGGTGTCGGCCGAGGTAAAGTGTATGTCACCGAAGAAAATGGAAGACTGAAGGCGGAGTTCTGACATGACTGTCGAAGTAGCGCAGTTCCGAGCAGATTATCCCGAATTCGGGTCAACGACCGACTTTCCAAATTCGACGTTGCAGTATTGGATCAAGGTCGCCTATTCCATGCTGAACGCCCAGCGTTGGGGTGCGCAGCTTGACATCGGTGCAGAACTCTTCGTAGCTCACAACGTTGCACTGGAAGCAAAGGCCGCGAAGGAAGCGAAGCGAGGTGGAGTACCGGGAGAACAGACCGGCCCTGTAAACAGCAAGTCGGTGGATAAGGTGTCTGTCGGTTACGATACGAACGGGGCCGCCGAAGAAAATGCAGGTCACTGGAATCTGACTATCTACGGTACGCGCTTCATTCGTATGGCGAAGCAGTTCGGGGCAGGACCGATCTTCGTAGGTGTGGGTGTTGCGCCCCCCATGAACGGACCAGCGTGGCCTGGACCGCTGACCACACCTGGGTTCACCAATTTCGGGTGATCGCGATGGCTAAGAAAAACGCCGCCAAGAAAATCGCCAGCAAAGCTGGAAATCTAACGAAAGATCTGGCTCGGTTGACGAAGGATAATGTCTTGGTCGGCGTTCCTTCTAGCCACGATGCTCGTAATGGAGACAGCGGCATCAACAATGCAACGCTGGCTTATATCCACGACAATGGATCGCCCGCTCGCAATATTCCAGCGCGTCCGTTCATGAAGCCTGGAATCAATGCAGTGCAGAAGGAAATCACTAAGCTTCTGCGTGGCGGAGCTCTGGATGTTCTCAGCGGGCAGTCAGGCGCGGCGGAAAAGTGTCTTCATAAGGTAGGACTGACCGCTGTGTCTTCTATCAAAAATACGATCAACGACGGCATCGGTCCTCCGCTCAAATGGGGTACTGTGAAGGGAAGACTTCGCAATCGTATCGCGGCAAAGGGGGCAAAAGCAGCTCTGGAAAAAGGTGGCGATAAGCCGAGCATGGCTGATGCGAAACCTTTGGTGGCTACAGGCCAGATGCGCAACTCCATCACCTACGTGATCAGGGACAAGAAAAAATGACTATTGACGTTACAGACATTCTGGTTGACGCAGAACTGACAGACACGTTCACTGTCATTCGTCGCAAGGAAACTGTAGATGTACACGGTCGCAGTTCGGTGGTGGAAACCAAGTATCCGAATACAATCGGCGTCGTGACTGCAGTCAGCCCCAATGATCTGGACCGTCAAGATGGTTATCAGGTCATGAATCGGTCAATCAGTATCGTTAGTAATTTCTTTCTGCAAGGTGAGGTAACGGGTTATCAACCTGACCTTATCTTGTGGCGCGGTAACAAATATATCGTCAAGACTGTGGACCCCTATCCGCAGTTCGGAGAAGGCTTCATGCAGGCCGAAGCGATGAGCGAAGACCGGACTGATACAGCTTTCCCCAAAGCGCCGCCTTCTCAATTGGCGTTCAACGACGCCGCTAACTCAGGTTATATGGTGACACTATGCTGATTCAAATCTTAGATGCTGTCGGCAGCAACCAGACAGTCATCGTCAAGGCGCAAGAAGCTGTCGTCGACAAGTCAGCTTCGATTGTAGCGACTAACACGGCACAGGATCTTGCAGCAGCGAACGTCAATCGCAACGGCTTTGTCATGCAGAACCTGGGGGCGAATGACATGTATGTCAGCGATGTAGGGCCGGCCGACGCCGGAGTCACGTCGTTCAAAGTTTCTCCCGGCGCATTCTGGCCTCCTGCAGACTATCCTGTCAGTACGGGTGCTATCAGCGTATACGGTACGGCGAACGATGTAGCCGTTGCGAGGGAATGGTAATTCGTCATGGCGACTGACAGCTCTACCGGCGGCGCTCTTGTACCGGCTGCATCCCCCGCTCCGTTGGAAGGGGATGCCCTCGACAATTTCATTCAGGAGTGGATCATTTCTCTTACGAATGTTGCCGGTCAGAACGCTCGTCCTCGATGGCAGGAAGACCCACCTAACATACCGCCCCACGGGACGGACTGGCTGGCCTTCGGTATCACTGACGTTGGTGCCGACTCTTTCGCGGCCGAGGTCCATGACGGTGCGGGCGGCGCTGGACTAGGGTCTACTCAGCTTCGCCGACATGAAGTGTTGGAGATCTACACAACATTCTATGGACCGAATGCTGTAGACAATGCTAAGCTTCTGAGGGATAGTGCGCAGATTGCGCAGAACCATGAAATCTTGGATGTAAATGGGTTCGGCTTCGTAGATACAGGTGAACTCACGCGTGTACCGGAACTGATTAAGTCGAGATGGGTGCAGCGAGTAGATATCACCATTCATCTTCGTCGTCAGGTGGTGCGTGAATATAGTGTGCTCAACATTGCTTCTGCCGACGGCACGGTGGACAATGAGCATTCGGTGGATCCTTTCAATACTTGAGGAATGTGACTCATGCCTAATAAGCTCTCTATTAATCGCTTGGTCAAAGCGACGTTGAATCTTGCACCTACCGCCGCGCAGATGCAGAACATCAACACGCTTTTGATCCTCGGTTCTACGGATGTCATCGATGTTCATGAACGCTATCGCGCGTATACCAGCATCGATGCAGTGGCGACGGATTTCGGTACAACTGCTCCGGAATATCTGGCTGCCGTTCTATGGTTCGAGCAGGCTCCTCAACCCTCCACGCTGCAGATCGGACGATGGGCTCAGACCGCGACTGCCGGTAAGTTGGCGTGTGCTCCGCTAACTACGACCGAACAGCTCATCGCAACGTGGCAGGCTATCACCAATGGCTCGTTCGATGTTGCCGTTGATGGCGCAGCCGCACAGAGCGTTTCAGCGCTGGATTTCAGCGGAGACACGACGCTCAATGGTGTGGCCAGCACCATCAACACTGCGTTGGCCGGGGCTGCGACTTGCGTATGGAACTCGACCTATAGCCGATTCGAATTCACCAGCGCAACGACCGGAGCGACCTCGTCTATCAGCTTCTTGACGGCAGGTGGCGTAGGTACCGATATTTCTGGTATGCTCAAGGGTCTTTCGACGGACAGCGGTGCTTATGTCGCTGACGGCATCGCGGCTGAAACGCCTCTGGACGCCATTACGCTGTTCGACAATAACTTCGGCCAGAACTGGTACGCAGCGATGTTCTGTGGGATTACGCAGGATTCAGATCATGTAGCCGTGGCCGGATACATCGAAGCGTCTGCGAACAAGCATATCTACGGGGTCACTACGCAGGAAACAGGTGTGCTGATTAGTACGGATACGACTAACGTAGCTTACCAGCTTCAGCAGCTCAGCTATGATCGTTCAGTAGTGCAGTACTCCGGTTCCAACGCCTATGCCGTCGCTTCGCTTCTGGGTCGCGCGCTGACTGTGGACTATACGGCGAACAGTTCAGTCATCACGTTGATGTACAAGCAAGAGCCGGGCATCGTAGCGGAGTATCTGACAGAAACCCAAGCCGAGGCGTTGGAAGGATTCAACTGCAACGTCTTCGCAGCATACAACAACGATACGTCTATCGTTCAGCCGGGCAAAATGGTCTCTGGTGAATTCATCGACGTGATCACCGGAACCGATTGGCTGCTGTTGGATTTGCAGACAACTGTCTACAATCTGCTGTATTCGAACACCACGAAAATTCCGCAGACTGACGCAGGCAACCATATCATCGCCACTGCTATGGAAGGTGTCCTCGCCCAGGCAGTCGATAACGGCCTGCTGGCCCCCGGTGTGTGGGAGTCAGGCGGCTTCGGGGCTCTGAGTCAAGGCGATTTCTTGAAAAAGGGATTCTACATCTACGCTCCGCCTGTAGGCCAGCAGTCTGCTGCGAATCGTCAAGCCAGGAAGTCTGTTGCATTCCAAATCGCCGCCAAGTTGGCAGGTGCTATCCATACGATCGATTTTCAGGTCGACGTGAATCGTTAATGAGGAGCTAATCAATGGCTGCTACATATTCATTTCTCAACGTAAACGCGTCGTTGGTTGGTCCCGGCGGTGCGATCAATCTTGGAGCTGGTTCGGGCAGTTCCGAAGAAGGTATTACTATCGAACCGAACGAGGACATCGACACTCTCACGGTGGGTGCAGACGGCACGCCGATGCATTCACTACACGCCGACCGTTCCGGCGAAGTGACTATTCGCGTACTGAAGACTTCGCCGGTCAATCAGAAGCTGGCGTTGATGTACGCTCTACAGACTGCTGACGCTTCTCAGCATGGTCGTAACGTACTGACCATTGCGAATGCCTATACGCAGGACTTCATTTCTTGCCAGCAGGTCGCGTTCAAGCGGGCTCCTTCGCTGACTTATGCCAAAGAAGGCGGAATGAATGAGTGGACATTCAATGCGGGTATTATCGAACGTGCGCTGGGTAACGTAACATGAAGTTAAAGCTAGGAGAATTTGAATACTCTTCCCGGACTACTATGGACGCCTTTACTCAACTGAAGATCGTCCGTAGAATGGGTCCCGCCATGCCGCTGATGGAAGGGCTGGTTTCCCCAGAAAATCTGGCCAAGGACCGGAGTATTGTCATGGTCCTCATGTTCTCTCATATCAGTGAAGAGGACATGCTGTTCGTTGTTCATCAATGTCTGGAATTGGTGGACAGGCAAGGCCCTGGGGATCAAGCTCCGGTGCCGGTTCAGCGTAACGGAACAGTGATGTTTGATAACATCACTATGTCGGAAATGCTGAAAATCGCAGTGGCTGTCGTGGAGGAAAACATCGGAGATTTTTTTCGTACAACGCTTTCCGAATTGGAGGGGAAGGCGAATCAGACAAAGGAAGGCCCTTCGTTCACATGACCAGCGAGGAGGATTGGCTCCTTCGTCCTGTAGTGAAGGGTATGTGTAAGTACGAATCTCTGTTAGATGGTAAGCTCCGCCTGATAGACATTGCCAAGATGAACGAAGCATTGGACGTCTGGGCAGAAAACGAGCACAGAGCACGAGGTGACTAAATGCCTTCTAATTCAGAAGTCTTAGAAGAATACCTGGTCAGTCTGGGCTTCCGTACGGATCAGCTCAGCTATCGTAAGTTCGAATACGGACTGACCAAGGTCGAACGTCGTGTCCTCGGGCTCGGTGCGGCTGTCGCTGGCGTAGTGATTGCGGTAGATGCAGCAGCGTCAAAGTTTGCCTACTCCATGAGGCAGATGTACTTTAGATCTGAACTGGCGCAGTCTTCAGTGAAGAATCTCACCGGCATGGACTACGCAGGTAAGCAGATCGGCGTAGGTGGTGAGAGGATGGCCGATGCGGTACATAGTGTCGCACAAGCGGTTCGTCTGAATCCAGGGTTGCAGGGATTGATAGAAAGCTTCGGTATTCGTGTCAAAGGTCGAGACATGAGTGACGTAGTGGTAGATCTGGTCAAGGCGCTTCGCAACATGCCGGAGTTTGTCGGAGCCAAGTATGCCGGGATGTTCGGCATTGATCCAGACACCTACCACCAGATGATAAACCACATGGATAAGCTTCAGGCGAAGCGACGCCAGATGGCCGCCATCTACAAAGAAATGGGATTTAATCCTGATCTGAAGAAGAATAAAGACGCTATCATGGAATATACAGGGGAGCTGGATAAGTTAGAAGAAAAGGTTAAGATTTTAGGCCAAGCGATGTTGATTCACTTCATCAAGCCTCTAAATCGGATAACGCACAGTCTTGAAGATGGGGTTGATTGGTGGACAAAGTGGGCGGCTGGCGTCAACAAAGTTTCTTCGGCTTTCGAAGGGCTTGATGATGTATCTTTTGGGAGCAAGCTGCACGGTTTTCAGGATTATTTAGCGGGGAATCTTCTAAAGATCCTTGGTCAAGATGAAGCTGGCAACCGATTGATACACAAAGCAACTCACCAAGATGTGGGGACGGGAGTGCGCAAAAACTTTACATCGAGCATCGGCGCATCAACCAATTATGAAAGTATTTACAGAATGATGAATGCTCCTCGCTTAGGTACAATAGGGGATGTTCCTGGTAAAGGGGGAGTGATTATCAACCAGCCGACAACGTTCCACGTGCACGGCAGTAATGCGCACGACACAGCCAAAGCCGTCGCAGAAAAGCAGCGACAGCTTCAAGATCGTAATAGAACAGGAATATCTAATATCGTTCGTAACGGCAAGGGTAGTGTGCGATGAGTAATTTCGAAGGTTTTGTCAATGCGGCTATACAGATCGGCGTAGATGCGCTGATTGTAAAGCCTCAACGCGGAATCTACAACATTACCTTCCCGGACGGTACTACGGTGGACGACATTATTCCGCAGATAGTCGAGGAAGAACGCGGTACCGATCGCATGGAAATCACTCGCCACCCCATTGAATTGGGAGCTCCACTGAGTGACCATGCGTACAAGGAACCGGCTGAAATAGATGTACGCTTGTGGTGGTCTAACAGTCCAAATTCTGGAGGGTTTTTGGACCAGGCGGTCGGAGCCGCATCGCTCAATACGAATGTTCGTAGGGCGGTGAATGTATACGAGCAGATTGCTTCAGCGCAGTCTTTGCTGAATGGATCCAATGTAGATCAGCTCTCAGCGGTCTACAATGCATTGCTCGCTCTCCAGGCGAAGCGCGCGATGTTTACCCTGTACACCGGCAAGCGCATTTATCAAAATATGGCCATTAAGACCCTTGTACAGGAAACGACCAAACAGACAGAGAATTCTCTGCAGGTAGTGATGACTTGCGAGCAGCTGATCATCGTGCAGTCGCAGAGCGCGGCGACTCCTCCAGCATTGCAGAAGTACGCGCGTAAAACTGCTCAGCGGGTTAACAAAGGTACGAAAGCCTTGAAGAAGGTACAGTGATGGCCGCTATCTATGAAATTCCGCTGACACCTGAGGCGCAGGAATTTGCTATTGCGATAGCAGGTACGACGTATCAGCTCACCTTGTATTGGAACGAGTACTCTTCTTGCTGGGTGCTGGACATCGCTGATAAAGACGGCGTCGCTATTCTTAACGGAATTCCATTGCTTGCAGGGGAAGACTTGCTGGCACAGTACGGCTATATGAATTTTGGCGGAACTTTGACGGCGGTCGTAGATGGAGATGCTACAGCTAATCCTTCGTACGATGGTCTCGGCTCCATCGGTCATGTCTACTTTACGGTAGCTTAGCATAATGGGCGCACTATTCGGCAGAAAATTCGGCTTGCTCTTGTTCAACGAAAACGAAACGTTGGATCTCTCTGAATTTCATGTTAAGTTCAGCGTGCAGAATGCGGACGTAGAAACGCCTAATACAGCTCGCATCCGCGTGTACAATCTTAAGCAGTCCACACTGACGAAGATCAAAGGAGAATTTCAGAACGTCTCTTTGGACGCAGGCTACGAACAAGGCAACTACGGAACAATTTTTCAAGGTACGGTGCGCCAGTTTCGCATCGGGCGTGAAAGCGCGACAGATACCTTCTTGGAAATACTCGCAGCTGACGGAGATGTCGGGTATAACCAAGGAATCATCAGCCAAACGCTTTCCGCGGGAAGTACCCCTGCCGACGCTATAAGCGCAGCGGCCAAGGCGATGGGAGCTGATCAACCCGATTTATCGGCGCTCACCATTGACAAACAGCATGTCCCTTCCATACGTGGTACGGTTATGTTCGGGATGGCAAGAGCTCAGCTTCGTAATCTAGCTTCCACTCTAGACGCAGGCTGGAGCATTGAAAATGGAAGGGTCGTATTCACGGACAATAAGGGCTACCGTCCTGGCACGCCTGTTCCGATTAATGTTGGCAACGGCCTTATCGGATTGCCAGAGCAGACAAATGAAGGTATTCGCATACAGTGTTTGCTGAACAGCAAGCTTCGCATCGGAGGGCTTGTAAAGCTTAACAACGAAGAAATCATTCAGTTGATGCAGGCAGATCCGAACGCGGCCCCCATTCCCTACAATCAGTGGGCGGGCATACAGTACAACGCGGCCTTATCCCCAGACGGATTCTACCGCGCTTATGTCGTAGAGCATGAAGGGGATACTCGCGGCGATGACTGGACTAGCGATCTTATCTGTCTTGCAGTGAATATTTCCCTGCCAGCAAATAAGTCTGTGGAAGCTCAGTAATGGATCGTAAAGAACGCCTTGATAGCATCAATGATGCACTGCTATCCATTCTTACCGGATGGCAGTCCGACATCTATACGGCAATGCCAGGCATCGTCGAATCGTTCGACGCTTCTTCGGACACTTGTTCGGTTCAGCCTGCCATTAAGGCGCTTGTGACATCCCCGGTCGATGGTTCCCAGAATTGGGTGGATTTGCCGTTGCTTGTAGATTGCCCGGTCTACTTTCCTTCTGGTGGCGGAGTAACTCTTACATTCCCTGTGTCGAAGGGGGATGAATGTTTAGTGGTCTTTGCGAATCGATGCATCGATGCGTGGTGGCAGAGCGGCGACGTGCAGCAGCAAGCCGTTCTTCGGATGCATGATTTGTCAGATGGCTTCGTGTATGTTGGTGTGCGGTCTCAGCCTAATAAGATTGCTGTGAATACAGGCGCGGCGCAGTTACGGACGGACGATGGTGCTGCCGTAGTAGAAGTGAACCCAAGTTCCCATGCCATCAATATCACTACTTCCGGTCCTACGAACGTTACGGCTGGAGGAACTGCGACGGTAAAGGCGCCGAGTATCATTTTGAAGAATGCGGGTACGGCTTTGAAGAAACTGGTCAACGATACGTTCGTAGCCCTTTTCAATAGTCATGTCCACCCAACGGGAAGTCCGAACACAGGTGTACCGACGACGCCGATGGATTCTACGAACACAACTTCGGTGGTGGAAGCAGAATGAAATACAGAGCTCTTGATGCAACCGGGGACTACACCTTCGGCCGTGGAAATTCCAATTTCTTGGTAGATTCTCCGGAAGCAGTGGCGCAGGCAATAAAGACGCGACTGCTCTTAGCTCGCCAAGAATGGTTTCTGAATACCGAAGCCGGTACTCCCTATAAGTCAGAGATTCTTGGAGCTGATAAAGTAAAGAGTTATGACTTTGCAATTCAGCAGGTCATTCTCAACACGACAGGAGTGAAGAGCTTGGCGGACTATTCAAGTAAAGTAGATCCGGCAACTCGTAAGGCGTATGTGAGCGCCACTGTAGATACAATCTACGGCGTCGCTTCTGTTCAAACTTCTCTGTAAGAGGCTGTCATGGCTACGACTTACCCTTTAGGAACTTTGGCCTGTACGATCGACGCCAACGGCATCTCGTGCCCGTCTTACAACGACATTTATCAAAGCCTGATCGCCCACATGCAAGCGATCTACGGCTCGGATATCTACGTGGCCGCCGATTCGCAGGACGGTCAAATGTTGGCTGTGGTTGCTCAGGCAATCTACGATTCCAACATGGCCGCCGTCGATGCGTATAACAGCTTCTCTCCACAAACGGCGCAGGGTGCGGCGCTTTCGTCTCGGGTAAAGGTGAATGGGCTTCAGCGCAATTCCTCTGGATTCAGCACCGTTGACCTGGATATCGTTGGTCAGGCGGGTACGCTCATCACCAACGGAATAGCGAGTGATGGAACCTATCAGTGGGCTTTACCTGCTTCTGTGACGATTCCTACAGGCGGGTCTATCACAGTTCAGGCCACTTGTACGACGGCCGGAGCGGTCAATGCCGTTGCTGGAAGCATCACGCAAATTTCCACCCCGACTCGAGGGTGGCAGAGCGTGAACAACGCTTCGGCGGCTGTTCCCGGCGCAGCGGTGGAAGATGACGCAACGCTTCGGGCGCGACAAGCGGTGTCTACCGCGCTGCCGTCGCAAACCGTCTTGGATGGACTTGTTGGTGCGGTTTCCAATGTGACGGGCGTTACGGCGTTGAAGGCATACGAGAATGACACTGATACGACAGACGCCAATGGAATTCCGCCTCACTCAGTCAGTTTGGTTATTGAAGGTGGCGATCCGGTGGTTGTCGCAACGACGATAGCCAACAAGAAAACACCGGGCGCGGGCACTTACGGTACGACGAGCGAAATTGTCACGGGCGTCTCTGGTGTTCCGACTGCGATTAAGTTTTACCGCCCCTCGGCCTTGGCTGTCACTGTTTCGATGACTATCAAGGCCCTCACAGGCTATGTCGCCACGACAGGAGATGCTGCCATACAGGCGATTGTTGACTATGTCAACGGCTTGGGGATCGGCGGGGGAAACGGCGACGCAGTGGAGTATGATGCGATGCTGGCCGCCGCAAAAAGCGTGAATTTCAGCGACACCTTCAACATTCAATCGCTTTCCATCACGGGCGGTTCGCCGGACTTGGCTGTGGCGTTCAATGAACTGCCTGGGATGGCGACTACGGATGTTTCTCTGACAACGGTGTAATGACATGAGCGGAGATATCACACCTTACACAGATCTGATAACCAGCGAACATGCGGACAAGCCGAAGTTCACGGCGATGGTCGCGGCGTTCGTGCAGGCCTTTGCTGACGCACTTGAAACCAAGGACACGTCTTTTTCTGGTCAGAAAATTTCGGCACAGCAGTTATCAACAACTGTTATTCACCTGGCAGACACGGATAACAATCTACTTACGCCTGAAGAGATTACGCACATAGATGGTATCTATCGCACCGACTGGCAGGGGCGGCAATTGCTCTATGACACACCGAGGACGAATTATCTGCCTTACAGTGATTTTACGACTGCGAATGCATCGCAGTGGAGAATTAATCATCCTGGAAATGTTGTAGCTGCTTTTAGCCAACCAGGACCAGATGGTGCACTTAATGCTGTGCAACTGACCGGGTTAACTCCGAATTATGATGGGATTTTCCAAGGCATAAGCACCCCTTATCCCTTTACGGGGTTCTTGACTGAGCAGTTTTGGATAAAGGGCAATGGAACTTTCCACCTAGACTTTAATGTGTTCCCTTACGGGGATGGTCAGGTCGCTGTTGGCAGTTCCTTGAGAACAGCTACAAGCCAATGGCAACCTATGTCAAATTGGCTCCAGCAATCAGGAGCTACCTATACCCAATTTAGATGCCTGGTTTATCCGGGTGACACTGCAACTGAACTCACGATTGCCAAGGGAATGGTGGTTGAGGGGAAATATACCGTTCCTCAATCAATGGGAGTCCAGATAGACACAAACGGCTCCCCCCTCACCGTCACCGACTACACCGCTAAATCCGGTGTGGAATACGCGCTCGATCCACCGTTGGTGATTGGCGATTTAGTAGATTGGGACGGTGCGTATACACATGAAGAGCCTGTCGGCACGCTTGTCTCGCTTTCCAACGCATTTGATTTAGACAAGGCCGTCGGCGCTCAGCTGGATAAAATAGGCGATTGTGTCGGCATTAGTCGATACTTAGATGTTGCGCTTTCAAATGTCTATTTTTCGCTGGACACGGCTGGACTCGGGCTGGATGAAGGAACTTGGAGGCGGCCTTACGATCCGTCTACAGGGCTGACCATTTTGCCGGATGATACTTATCGCACGCTGCTTCGTGCCAAGGTCGCAGCCAATCAGTGGGATGGTAGCCTCGAATCGGCACTGGCTATCTGGGACTTGGTATTTTCGACGCAGAATTATGGCTTGGTCATACAAGATTATGGGGACATGTCTATCTTGTTCGGTTTCCTGACGCCGAAAGGGCTGGACGCAGTGACCAAGGGGCTTATAACGAATGGGAAGTTGAACTTGAAGCCCGAAGGCGTTCGCATTCGGGATTACGTGACACCTTCGGTGTCGTCTACACCGTTTTTTGGATTGGACGCCGAAACCAACGAAGTTTCTGGGCTGGATGTTGGGGCCTGGGCTACGACTTTATAACGCAGGAGATTAAACATGCCAGGTTCAAATGATTTTTTGACATTCGCGGGTTCTGGCGCGGCCAATGTAATTACGCAGGCCGCTTATGAAGCACTTACCGCACAGCAAAACGGCTTCTTGTCGGGTATCGCCAATTCCGATGAGTTCAACAAAGTGTGGCGTCAGTCGTCTATCATCGCTGCTTCTGTTGCTCAGGCCATCGCCGATATCACGGGCCAGAACGTTGTGGATGACGGAACGACAGCGACGATCATCGCCAACTTCAAGGCGATGTTGGCGGGCGGTGTTGTCACGACGCTGACAGCCACAGGCTCTATCACGGAAGCCGAAGCGGGCATGGTGCTGATTGACGCGTCTTCGGCGAGCGTCGTCGGCACGCTTCCCGCCGCGAGTGCGCTGCCCGCGATGAAGATGTGGATTTACCGCATCGACACGACTGTTGGTAATTCTGCGACGATTCAGCGGGCTGGGTCCGATACGATTGACGGAGCGACGAGCTTGGAAGTGGATTCCAGCGGACCCATTTTGCTTGTGTCTGACGGCGTATCAGAATGGTACAACATGACGCCGCGCCTTGGCCATCAGATTCAACCGATTGATGTTGTGATGGCTTCCAACGCGGTGACGGTGACGCTTAACCCCACCACGTTGGAATTCCGCAGCGTCACGCTCGGCTCGGGTGTGATTGACAAGCTCAGTGCTACTTCGCCGGTCAGCATGAATATCTCAGCTGGTTCGACGTTGGGGACCATTTCAGGACAAAGCCAGCGAATCATCGTGCTGGCTTTGAATGTCAACGGCGTCATCAAGCCTGCTGTGGTCAACGAAAACTGTGGCATCAATCTGGATGAAACCGGCCTGATCAGCACCACAGCCGAGGGTGGCGCTGGCGCGGCGGACAGCGCGACTGTCGTATACTCCGATGCTGCCTATAGCAACGTTCCGTATAGAGTTGTGGGCTTCTTCGATTCTACTCAGGTGACCGCAGGAACCTGGGCAGCCTCAGCCACGACGGTTCAAGGCTTCGGCGGCCAGGCGCTCGGCGCGATGGCGAGCATTGGTTACGGGCAGACAGCGCAGGGGGTAGGTCGATCAATAAATACGACTTATTACAACACGACTGGTAAGCCGATCATGGTGATGATCAAGGCGGGTTCCAACGGCGGCAACGGGTATATTCTACCAACAATCAACGGCGTGCAGTGCATCTGTGGAATGTATAACAACTCGAACGCAACTGTGGCGGGCGGCGGCACTTTCATAGTTCCTGCTGGCGCCTCGTATAGCGTAACGCTTAGTGGAGGAACATCGCCATCCATCACCGCTTGGTACGAAATTCGATAAGGAGAATTTGCAATGACTTTTCAAGATCAACATTACGTCGATACGAATGGAGACCTACATTTCCTCTCCGCCGAAGACCAAGCCAATGCCGCAGCTCAGGGTTTGCCGCTTCCCGATCCTTCGTGGACTCCTGTCCCGCCACCGCCCGGCGACGGCTATGTGTGGAACAGCACCAGCAACGCTTGGGAGCTACCCCTCGCAACGGCGAAGGGGCAGCAAAAAGGGCTTATCAAAGCCGCGTTCGAAAACGCCGTGGCGCAGGGGTTTGCCTGCCCTTCCACCGGCATCAAGATGGATTGTGATAGGTTGGGCATATTGCAATTCGATGGTGGTGTGCGCTATGAGCAAAAGACGGGCGGTACGTCCCTGGATATTCGTGATTTCAACAACGTTACGCATACGGCCGTTGCTATCGCGGACGCCGACACGATGGTCGCTGAACTCACCGCGCACTATCAATCGCTGCTCGGCAAGAAATGGTCCCTGGAAGCGCAGATCGACGCCGCTACCACCGTCGCGGATGTGCAGGCGCTAGTCTGGTGAGGTGGTATAAGAGCAAGTGGGGTCGATGGCTTGTGGGTGACGCCGTGGCGCTTGATGAGCTCGGTAATGTGGTCGTCTTGCAGGGCAACCCACACGAGACCATCAGCGCCCACTGCGGGGCTCAGATCAAGAGCGGCGACCCGTGCCTGTTCTGCTCGGCCGTGTGCTGGTTCATCCAGCGCATCCTGGGCCGCGTCTGGCCATCACTGCGTACTCACTGCCAGGATTGCTGGAAGGCTGAAAAGCTGTTGGTCAAAGATTCGGCTAATTTGCCAGGAGTTGAATGATGTGGCTTTCATTGCTCAGCGTTCTCCTATTCTTCACGATGCCTGCATTGTTTCTCTGGGATTTAGTGCATGATAGCGTGGGTACAGTGCAGCCGTATTTTTCCGCCTGGGTTGCGTGTTTGGCAGTGCTCGCGTTGATGCACGGCTGGGCCTTTTCTTCTTAATTTCTAAAAGGTTGCGGGTAATGAGCGAACAGTTAGAAAGGAAGGTTGACGAACATGAAAAGCGTTTGGGGGCGCACCAAGAAATCATTGATCATCTGATGGAACGCCAACAGAAGCTAGAAGAGTGGAAGGAAAAAAGTCGCGCTATTACAGACCACATAAAAGAGCGGCATAAAGACTTTGAAGAACGACTGCGGAAAGCGCATTCTACTATAGAACGTGTTGACTTGACGCAGGAGTATATCAGAGACCAACTTAACAATATGCCCAACAGCGGAGATATTCTAGAGCTGAAAGGTCTTGTCATAGAAGCTAAAGGAGAGGCAAGGGAAAGTGTGCCGAAAAGTATCGCCGCTGTTTGGGCGTTCCTTACCGGGCTCACTGGACTAGGTGTACTGGCTTTAGCGATCTTTGAATTCTACCTCAGGTATCATGGGTGAACGAGGAGAGTTTGATGTTGAAATGGTATCGTGCCGTTGTCGAACGGATAGCTGAAAAAACGACGATGACGATCGGCACGGCTGAGTACGTTTCTTTGAGCGTGCTTATGTTTACAGGTTGGATTATCTGGAACACGTCTACGTCTACCTTTGCTTTTAGGTTTGACAATTATCCGTTCCTTATACTCAATCTGGTGCTATCTGCACAGGCGATGATTACAGCTCCTCTCATCATGATTGCTCAGAACAAGGCTGCTGAGCGGGAGCGTATCTTAGAAGAAAGGCAAAAAGAAATGGATGACGCCTTTAAGGCGTTCCTGTCAGAATCAATGAAGAACCAAGAATCGTTGCTGGCAGGCGTGGACATTGCGATGCAGGGAGTACAGCACAGTTTAGAAGCGGTGGAAGGCGTACTGTCAAAGGATATCCGTTTGGAAGATGTTAAGGATACGCTGGAAGAAGTTCGTAGGATGCTTTCGCGGGATAAGCGGAACGAAAAGGGGAGGGATCCCCGCCCTAATTGCGGAGATCGTGAATGAAGGCTAATCTAGGCAAGTCTATTCGCCGTATCGGCGCCGCGCTTGGACGCCTTGTACCGAAACACGAGCATCGTGTTCGTGAAACGCTGCACGTAGACATCTACTACCCTGACCATGAAGAAAGATCAGAATCATCAGTGTTTCGCGATACTAAGGAAGCAGGTCATACACAGGGGTTGCGTTGTGCGTTTTCAGGGCAGCCTTCTCCAGAGTATCATCACCTGTTTATCGAATGGGCCGATACGAACGCTGTGGATTGGGAATTGGTGAAGCAGATCGGCACCGGAGAAGTGAAGCGACTGCCAGTCTTGCATCCCAAGACTGACCAGCCTACGACGGAAACTTACCCTGCGGAACATTCCTGGGTTTGGCTGGTCTGTAAAATTGCCGAACTGCGCGGTTTCGATTGGAAGTCATTCGATCCGAACCAGCCGGAGCAATTCGTCGATTCTATGGCCAACATGCTGCCGTTGTCGGAAAAGTTTCACAGGCATAAATATTTCGGCATTCACATGATTCCCTTCCCCATGTTGGCAGTCATGGGATTGCCGCGTGTTCCCGGTTTTGTTTTCTCAACGAAGGAGGAGGGTTGAAGAAGTGACGATGGGTGATGTGTTTGCGGTTTCACAGGTAACGAAAGCCGTATGGGCCGTGGTCGGGATGCTGTTAATTTTCGGCGTCCTTCGTCTACGGGATTATTACTTGAAACTCAACTTGGAGAAAGTGATCGATGGTATCGAAAAAGATCCTTTGGCCTCTGCTGTGTATCTTGGCGTTACTTTTTTCGGCGCCTGCTACCTCGTGGGCCAGCTCCTTTCCTGACAAGTACGATCATGCCATTCAGCGGGCCGCGTCCACGTGGCTGCCCGGTTGGGACTGGATGCTGTGGAAAGCTCAGCTCTATCAGGAAAGCCAACTCAATCCGAACGCCAAAAGTGGTGTCGGTGCGGCCGGGCTGGCGCAGTTTATGCCGGGCACTTGGCGACAGATAACCAAGGCAATGAACCTTGGCGATGTTTCCAGATACGAAGCTGTCCCGAGCATCGAAGCCGGAGCCTATTATATGGGAAAGCTCAGGTTGCAGTGGTCAGCGCCTCGCCCGATGATGGACAGACACGACTTGGCGGCTGCTTCCTACAACGCTGGACTCGGATCATTGCTAAAAGCTCAACGACGGTGCGGGGGTCCGTCTGCTTATAAGGACATTGTTTCTTGCCTGCCATGCATCACAGGTAAGCAGAACGCTGCTCAGACCACGACTTACGTTGACAGAATCCACCGTTGGTGGGGGATGATGAGACTATGAGTCGCGCGACCGAGCTGCTTGTCCTCTTCGTCGTAGCGCTCGGCTTGTTCGTAGGTGGCGTCGCTGTAGGTTGGAAAATCTGCAGCGACGCCAACATGGCGAAACTGTTTCTCGCTAAGCAAGCGCTCCTGGACTATAAGGCGAAGGCTGCTTCTCATAAGGACAAGGTCATCACCAAGTACGTAGACCGCGTGCATGTCATTCACGAGCAAGGACGCACCATAACTAAGAAGGTCAAAGTCTATGTTCCGTATCCTGTTGATCGCGTTGTGCCTTTCGGCTTTGTCCGCGTGCTCAATGCTGCCGCGCGTGGAGAGCAACTGCCCGAAACCGCCGGATCTGCTGATGCGAAGCCCTCCGGCGTTCAGCTCTCTACCGTTGCCTCCAACGTCGCCGGAAACTACACAACCTGCCGCGCCGTCCGACAGCAGCTCATCTCGCTGCAAGACTGGGTCAAAGGAGTGTCGCAATGAAGCTAGGCCATAAGCTACGCTCCATTGAAGGCGGAGGTGTCATGTTCTTTTGTCCAGGCTGTAAGACGCATCACAGCATCTGGGTGACGGAGCCGCCTGACGGAAAGCCGCGTCCGATTTGGGGATACAACAATAACCCCGATGCGCCGACATTCGAACCGTCTGTGCTCGTTCGTTCCGGCCATTATGCTCCGAGCCACAAGCCACACGAGAATTGCTGGTGCACCTTCAACGAAGAGCGTGTGAGAAAAGGTGAAGAGCCGACGAAATACAAATGCGGAATCTGCCACTCCTTTGTACGAAACGGGCGAATCCAATTTCTGAACGACTCAACTCATGAGCTCGCCGGCCAGACCGTAGACCTGCCCGACGTCGACTAATTCGCAGGCAGTAAAAAGCCCCCTCCGCCGCGAAGGCGAAGGGGGCTTAGTTAGGTGCGTCTACTTTTCCGTTATTTAATACGATGCGCGTACCGTCCTCCAGCCAGTACAAGCCCCCGCACTAAATACCCACTAAATTAGTAGGGTATTGGCCTTTATTGGTCAAAAACTGAGCAGTTTGAGGCGTCCTAGGGGTCCGTATGGAGCCCTGTTGCGGGCTTGCAGCGGGTAGCCTAGCGGCTAGGCCCCAAACCCGCCTAGCACGGACTGTACGGCAGCCTGAGGGCGTATATGCGGCGCACGGCAGCCGCACGGCGCGTACAGGCCCTAAACGGGGCCGCTAGGGCCTGGGCGGGCAGGCCGCGCCGGGCCGCGCACCGGACACCACAGTGACCACAGCACCGCACGCAAAAAAGCCCCGCCGCACCGGGCCCAAGTAGGGCCAAGCGCGGCGGGGCTTGGGTGCATAGGCTAGTCGTACTTCAGTACTCCGTCCCTGTAGTCGGAAAGGATCCGACAGATACGTTGCAGCTTTTCGTGAATTTCTTCTTGCTGAGGATGCTTCTCCATGCCGGGAACATAGTCGTATTCCGTTACCGTCATCAGGCTTAGCCCATCCACAGTTAATGTACTGCAGTCTGTGTGGTCGTTCAGCAGAGAAAGGTCTATCTCAGCAAAAGGTTGGGGTAAGCTCGGAGGTTTCAGCGGATCGTGGCACTTGCCGACGACAGCCCTCGTTTCTTCGTTATAGACTATACCGTATCCGCCGCAGTCACATGGACCTATTACTGCACAGGTGTCGTTCATGCTGAGGGCCCCCGCTGGTCTAGATCAGGGTCTATATACGAAAGCTCAGGTTCTTCGACCGGTTCGTGCAGTACCCGATATGCCACAATGTCCCAGTCGAGATCGTGATGTGCCCAATCCAACCATCGAGAAGGTCTGTTGGATTTTGATATTGTTCCGTCACGAAACTTGACCTCTACTACGGTGTCGTCCGGTACCGGGGCACGGGAGTCACCCGTCCATGGGGTCCAGTTCATCGCCCGTGCGACACCCGGAATTTCTTGCTCTCCCTTGGGTTTAGCCACATCTTCCTTCATCTTGGCTTCTTCTACCTCGATGTACTTGTCCAGGAAGTGCTTGGCTTTGTAAAGATCCTGCAGACCATTCTTGTCCTTCCACCGGCTGACGTACTTGGTGATCTGACCTTGGAAGTAATCAAGGTCATTAGCCGCCACGAAGTCCCAATGCTGAATCTTCTGCTTCTTGTAGTGATCGCCGCCAACCTGAGTTTCGTTTGCACCCATCAGAAATATTCTCCCGGCAATTCGTGAGAAGGGGTCGACATTTCGACCAGAATCTCGTTTACGGTATAATTGATGTAGTGAAGCATTGCAATGGCCCTCGGAGAAAGCTCGCCCAACTTAGCGGTCATGGCTCCCAAGCAGTTATTGAACATAGGCCGTACGAACTGATTGCCTAGCATGAGCTGATCGCGACAGAAAAGCATCAGATCAAACGTGTCCGCCCACTTCAGGATTTGCTGCTCTTCTGGCGTCAAATCATCATAGACCTTGATGCCGTGCCTGTCTAAGAAGGCATCTTCCTCCGCATCAATAGCTTTGCGAATATCTTCAGACGCCCATTTGATAGTTGCAGGAGCATCTCCTGTATGTTGCTCAGCTATGTCGTGAAGCAGGCAGGCTCGAAGCAGATTGGCACTTGCCTTCCCCTCCGTCAGCCAAAGAGCCATGACTGCGACGCCGTGACTGTGTTCTGCATTGGTGTGAGTCCCAACGATGTGAGGGACAACATGAGCTCGGCGAACATTCCCACCGAACCTGACAACATTGATCCATTCTGGCTTATCCAATTTTCTTTTCTCCTGGGGTTGTAGTCTACGATGAAGCGCGGAAGCCATTTCCAATGCCGCCGCCTGGGGGGTTTTGTCTGTCATTCGGCCTCCAACCCGCGAAGAGTTTCTTCTCTGCAGGCGAACATGCTGTAACCCTGCGACCGAGACAACATGGCTAACTGAATCATCATGAGACCGATATCATCAAAGATCGGTGTATCAGGTTTGCTCTGGATAGGGCGATTTGTAACCGCGAGCTGTACAATATGCAACGCATCTTCCGTGTCGCCGCCTAAGTCAGCGAATAGAACTAACGCCGCTTCTAAAAGATTAGCTCGCCTAACTTCAGTATCGTATAGTTCGCTGGGGTTGCTGTAATCCCTCAAAAGCAGTTCGTTCACCCGATCTTGGAATGTGTTGCCGTAGATACCCTTCCGACGAATCACTACCTCCATGGGGAAGCTTTCCTGCCCGTTCAAGCCGTGCTTGAGGATATGAACCTGTTCGTCGTCGAAGATTTGGCGTACAGCATCTACCTGCTCCGGCTCCGTGATTTCTTGGACGATCTGCCCTTTTTGGGCGAGCTTTTCTTCCCAGGTTTCTTCGGCTGACATGACGTTGTCCTCTTCGTTTTGGTTGATTTCTTGGCTCTCACTTTCTTGCTAACTGCTTCCAGCATTTCTTCCAGCTTCATACAGGTGGCGCAGTCGCAGTCCTTTGCGTGCACCATGCGCATTCCACGCAGATAGCTTTTTTGCCGTTCTACGATCATAGACGGCAATTTCTTTTGAGCTACTTTGATAACGTCCTGCTTCTTACCTGAGATGTTTACCTCCCGTGACCTGGGTGTCGCGGTTGTACTGGCCTTTCGCGGCATAGGACGCCTCCTGAGGAACAAGTTCATGTTCAAAGAACACCATCTGACCGATCTTCATGCCAAGCTCAATGATCAGATGATGGTGCGTGACGTTCTTGAATTCCATGGTCAGCACCGAGCCATGCCACCCCGCATCGCACCACCCCGCCAGCATGTGCTGAAGACCGTTGCGGGCCAGCGTAGACTTCAGCTTATACTCAGCGCTGATGTATCGCGGCAGGTGGAAGACCTGCTCTGTCTGCGCCAAAATGAAGTCGCCCGGCGCTAAGATGTACTGACTTGCTTCTTCCGTCAGGACACAGGGTTTCAGCTTGATAGATTCCTTTGCGGCCAAGTTCACCATTCTCTCGTGGTATGCCTCAGGCTGTACTTCGGCTAGTATATGCTTACCTAGCGTTAAGTCAATCGATGCCGAATTAACGTGTTCCGGCCTGGAATTTTCAATGACGCCTTCCTTGATGAGAAGAAGCAGTTGGTTATGGCTGAGTAACGACATGTATTATTTCTCCTGCGGATTGATTCGGTGTGTACCGCACCACCAGCACAGCTTTAAGAAAGTGGTGAAGTAGAACGGCGGTCTACCGTCCATGCTTTCCACGTAAAGCGGGGACCTTAATGGCCGCATCTCTTCTTCGAGCCCCCATACTCTTCGTAACCGTCCTTATCAGAACCACTGTAAAGCCATCCTTGGGATGGCGGCACTTCATCTGTAATTGTTTCTGGCATAAGCTAATCCTTGACTCGGCCGCAAAGTTTATAGAGAAACTTGAATCCTATGTTCTCCGGATATTTATCCAGACCGCACTTCTCGCAACACCACGCATCACCCATGCCCCCACCGCCGGTTTTGAATCGATGCCAACAGAACCCTTGATTATGCCCGAACCAGAAAATTACAGCGGACACCAACATTAGTGCCCACCACGCGAGCCAGTACATATACGGATTAGGCATTCAGATTCTCCTTCGCTTTCAAGCGGCGTTCAAGCCACTGTACCATCGCTATCGTCCAATCGACGTAGTGCGGCATGTGATGCTTTATGATTTCCAGTGCAGAACGAGTGTCGCCGCTCTTATGTCTGAACCACGCTTCGTGGGCGGGTAATGCGACCACCCGGAAAAACGGTTCCTTGAAATGACTGGGATCCCAGATACCTGCTTCTGAGTCTATGAAGAACTGTTGTAGTTCGTCATCCCAGCATTTTGGATTCACTATCAGCGGTATAGGATTTGCACCGAGCTTTTCATATACACTCGTATCCGCGCTAGAAGGACGTATATCTTTCAAAGCGGCCCACAACGGATTGTCTACGTAGACATGCAACGAATCTGAGATTTGCCGGTACTCCCCCACTTCCACGCCTACCATCGCTGCGATGTATTCTTGCAGCATGGAAAACTGGACTATGTTGGCGCCGTAAGCACCCCAGATGAGATCATTGCTACGACAACAGACAGTCATGTGCAGTCTGCGCTCGCGGATCTTGAAGAAGATCATGTCATTGCAGGGTATGTCCTTACTTTCTACGTTTAGATCAAGAGTAGGTTTCCATATCGTCAGCACAGCCCGACGAGTGCTGTGTTCCCTGTGCAGCAAATCAATGATTTCTTCTATCTGATCTATGTTGTGTGCGGAGCGTAGACGGTAGCCGTAGGGTGCATGGAAGATAAGGCCGTCGTCACTGTACGCCTTCATCTGCTGATTGAACTGTGCCAGCCACTTGACATCAGCGCGACCACGCAAAATCCACAAAGATTCCATCAGGTGGAAAAAAGGGTTGGCGTTACGTGCGGCATTGAACAGAACGCGCTGCTTAGGAAGCTCGTACACCGTACACACCGGCTCACTGAATTCCAGCGTTTTCTGGCCATCTCTTGGGGCTATGGTTCGCGCCGTGTCTTCTTGCAGCATTTGGATGGCCTTTGGCAACGCTTCGTTGACATCATGCGCTCGGATTACAATCACCTAAATTCTCCTTTCTAATTGCTTATACAGCTTTTTCACGCGCTTCTTCAATTGACTGCGAAAATCTTTTGCAAACCGTTCGTATTGAATCTCAGCGATGAGTTTGGATTTGGGCAGGAATTTTTCTACATCCTTAGGTCCCGCCACTATAAAATCCTTTACATCAAAGCCTGCTCGCATCAGCGTCGGCGCTGCTTCTTCGTCTATGAACTGAGCCACCTTGGCGGCCAAGCATTCATAGAATCTGTTAGCGGGGGAGCAGTAGTAGCGATGGCTGTACTCATCCTCCATGTAGACAGTAGCGCGGTAATGTTGTAAATCTTGCAACAAGTTTCGCATCGGACCGAGCGCGTTTATCTTTTTGTCCAGCCCCAAAAATTTTTTCTTGGCTTGCGCTGAAGAAGACGTGGTTACTTCGTACGACGTACTGGCTAGGTATTTTTCCAAGTCCGCTTTGCGACCTTCCCGAAATGCTCCGTAGTAGAATAACCCCGGCTCTCGGTACCTATGCTGGACGAAGGTTTTGAATCGTTCAAAGGGCAGCGCATTCCAATTGACATAGGCGCTTTCCGGCGTACGAAGCTTGTGTTCCACAGTCCCCCACACGATAGGGGGCCGCAAGACTCCTCGGTCATCCATCCAACCTTTCTTGCGCATTACCTTACCCACTTGCGATGGAGGCGCAATCGTGTAGTCGTTCTGGATGAATACGAAAGTCTTAGCTTTGCGTACCATCTCAGCCATTTCTTCACGCCAGTTGCAGAAGGCAGGCGGTCCGTTCACCATAAGAATGACGTCGTTCTTTTCGGCCTTGCCTGTACTCCTGTCCTTGATATCCAACCCCAAGGTTTCGGCCAGGAACTTAGCAATATTGATACTTGCCAACGTGCTGTTTCCATCTACCTTCGTGGGGTGAGTTATAATAGCCTTCACGTTATTCCTCCAGCTTCAATTGTCTGGTCAGCTTACGTAGATTCTTCGCCAGGGTGGAGTCTAGTTTGTCCGCTTCATACCACGTCATCGGCGTGGATTTACGAAACCCCGTACCGCGATTGGCCGCAGGAAGTACCGGCATGTCTACCTTCTCCAGCCCGGCTTTGCGAAGCATCCCCAGCCACTTCTTTTCCATGTCTTTCAGACGAATAGTTTCGTCACAATTATCGCGGCAGTTCTTCATCATTTCATAAGTGACTTGAAGACATCGCAGATCTTTCGGGCGTACATAGGGGTCGTCCAGCAACCCTACTTCTGACATCCATTCATAAGTGGTCAAAGGAAAAATTTTCGCCATACTGCGAGCCACTTCCAGCGGATGACGAACAAGGTTTACGATGTACTGTGCATCGAAGTCCCCTGCGCGTTCACCTACGTGAACTGTACGTTGGTCCTTCACCCACGAATGATACGGATACCAATGGTGATCGCACTGGAAATACAGAGAAACAGTGCCGTCCTTGCCGACGTATTCGTGCCCTATGTCGAATCCAGCCGCTTGCAACGTGCGGGCAAGCCACGTTGTTCCGCATCGGCCAGTACCTATGACAGCCAGCGGAATACGGATAGAACCGCGAAGCTTGTCTACTCCCCATCGCTCCACCTTTGTACCGCTCTTGTTAGCTGCTTCCGTATTCTCGTAACGCCATACTTTACGACCGCTATGATGGGGGGAGAGGATTTCCGGCTTTATTTGAACTCTTCTAAGGTCAGTCATGATCACTTCGCTCCTGGATACTTGCTTCGCGGACGACCTTCGTTATTCTTGGTACGCATGTACTTGTCGAACTCGCACAGGCAATTCTGCAGATTCTGCGCATCCAAGAAGGGCATCTTCTTTTCAGCGATGAAATCCTGAACCAGAGTGTGCAGTGCCATCAATCTATCACGCCACGCATCTTCTAACCAGGGACTCTCTGGAGGTAGCCCGATAACCCGATTCAATCCGCGCCGACTGCCCGGTCCGCTTGCAGCCCAATACTTCCAGTCTTTAGCTTTCTTAAGGACACCGACATGCTTTGTGTCGGCGATGACCTGCGCCGCGATGAAGCTGCCCATGCCGTCATACTGCATCAATCGTTCGTGGAAATCGTTTAGAGTATCTCCTTTCTGAGGGCGCAACCTATTCCTGTCTCGCCACAAAGGCGTCAAAACATGGGTGGCAAGATATTCTGCCTTGTCCATAGCATTCCCATTGGTAGATACGATGTACGCACCGCTGAAAACTTTTTCACGACGCTTCTTACGATCGTGCATCACTTTGATAAACTTCTTCGGATTCCACGGTACGGGGTAGCCTATTTCTTCCAGCGTGTCAGGCCAATTGACCAGACGGGCCACGGCCATTGCGAACCAGACGTCAGGATCCTTAGCATTCGGCTTCAGCCAATGTTTGTGAATCCACTGCGTAACTGTGTCGTCTTCACGGTAGACGTTACAGAAGCGATAAGACTGCAAGATCGTGTCTTGCGTCCAAGGTTTAGCACTTCCACAACGACGACGCAGTAGAATACTATACCGTTCTTCTATCCAGTACAGAAGCTTTTGAAACATGTCTTTCTTCATTTTTGTACCTTCACAAATGTTTGGTTGATGAGACGCCAGACAACGCTTTTAGCAATTCCACGAGACTTCGCTTCCATGATCAGTTCTTCAACGGTGATTCCTTTCTTTTTCTTTGCTACAACACCGCACAAAGTTTCCAAAGGAGTGCCGGGCTTCGCCTCCTTTTCACCCGGCATCATTACTATCTCATCTCCTGTCAGTACGCTCCAATCCACCTTTCCGAGTGGTGCAACCTGACCCATCTTCCGACCGGGCTTTGATTTGGCAGACACAAGCTTTTTCTTCTTTTCTTCAGCAGTGCGGCGCGGTTTCTTACCCTTGTTAGCGCGACGAGCTTGGGCGGCACGCTGCCTTTCTTCCTTGGCGGCTTCTCGTTTAGCCAGTCTGTCGGCCTTCTTTTTCTCTCGCTCAGCCTGCTTGGCTTCGCGACGCGCTTCCTTGCGTTCAGCACCCGAAAGATGGGTATACGATACCGTCGGATTGGCCGTGCGCGGTTCCGTGTAGGTTTTATTTGGGTCTTCATTATTTCTAAACTCCAAATGAGGTTCTAGTTTAGCGTAGTCAGATATTCCGCAATGGCCAATGCGAATATCTTCCCACACTCCCAGCAGGGCAAACACAACATTCTTCGTTCTGTCGTACAGCACACTGAGCAGTTCGTCTTCCTTTGCTTTCACACCTAAGTCTTCTAGAAGTGCGACATGTTGGCTGGGAATCAACCCCCCGATACGAGCTTTTAATTGATTTACCCAATTCCAATCTCCGGCCGGATCTGTACGGTCGTAAAGAGGAACCGACATGTGCTGTCGTAAAACGTACACTGCTTCTTCAACGCTACGAACGTCGGCCTCTGCTGCCGGGTTTTTTCTTGCCAGCGACTTTTTTCTTGCTGGAGACTTTTTTCTTACCGGCGACTTTTTTCTTACCGGCGACTTTTTTCTTACCGGTGACTTTTTTGCGGCCGCCCTTTTTCTGGACGACTGCACTTTCGCTTTCGTCTTCTGTGAACTTACTTGTTTTCGCGCGGCCATTAGGGGCACCTCTTCTAAACGAAATATTGTACCTCTGTTCCATTGCTTCTAGGAACGCTTTTTGTTGATCATCTTTTGCTTCACGCACCTTGATAACAACTTCATCAATAGTGCCTAGCGCCGTAGGGTGGTGGACACGAATCCTGGGAACTTTGACGCCTTGACGCCATACCCTCTGCAAGAACTGTTCATAATCTTCTAGGTTATAAGTTTCCGTAAAGATATAGATGTTCGAGCAGGTCCCCTCTTGCAGATTGAGCCCATGCGCGATGGAAGCTGGATTACCTGCTAAGTAGGGGAGTTCTCCGCGATTCCATTGGTCGCAGATCTTATCTGCTTCCTTATCGCTAACCCCACCACCGATGTACGGCATGTCTGGAAATATCTTGCGGATACGTTCAATTTCATGCGTATATTCGTAAGCGATAAGTAAAGGCTCACCTTGAAGTTCTTCAATGATTTCTTCCAGATCCGCCAACTTTTCTTCGTGGATTTCTAGCACCTTATGATGCTTGTCGTAAATAGCACCGCCTGTGAACTGACGTAACTTACCTGTAGCGACAGCCGCGTTACTGGCTACGATAACCCCTTTTTCCACCTCCAAAATAAACTCTTCTTCTAGCTCCTTGTACTTTTTCATCGTTTCCTCGGAGAACTCCAAGGCTCGCGGTACATGCACAAGGGGAGGCAGATCCAACTCTTCGTTACCATAGCGAACTACGATGTCGCCAATAGCATCGTAAATCTGTTCCTCTGCGCCAGGCAAAATTTTGAAGTCATAGCCCATATACCCTGATGGGTAGAAGTAGCGGTTGCGGTACTGCGTGATGTACGCACCTAGTCTCTGACCGCCGTCCATCATGTAGACCTGCCCAAAAATGTCCATTAGATTCTTAGGCACCGGCGAGCCCGTTAGAAGATTGATATACTTCACTGGATGCTTTTTATCATGCACCATCTTACGGAGCATTTTGAATCGCTTAGTCTTTGTGTTTTTAATTTTACTGGATTCGTCAAACACAATCATGTCGAAGAATTCGCCCATAGCTATGCGATGCTTCTTCAACGTGCGTTGCAGCCATTCCAACCCTTCGTAGTTAATTAAGAAGACGTCGGCATTAGATTCTAGCAAACGACCTTCTTTGTGGGGTCCGTGCAGGATAGTCGTGACCCACGGCAGCATCCATTTATCAGCTTCCTTGGGCCATACGTTATATACGATACGTCGCTTCGCTACGACCAGCATGCGACGGACATGCCCGAGCTTACGGCGTAATCCGTAGATGCTGTAAGTAATCATGGTCTTTCCAAGACCAGGAGCTAAGAAAAAAGCTGCGGACGGCCGCGAAACGCCGAACCGAATAGCTTCTTCCTGATACTTGTGCGGTACGAATCGCTGAGCCTTTTTAGGAGTGTGTTCGCCTTCCAAGACTCGGTCACTGCGTTTTACGTGCGCTGCTTTTTTCTTTGCGACGCGCTTTTTTCTTGAAGCGTTCGTAGATTTCGAGCGCTTCTTCGTAGGTGTCGACCGTCCAAACGCCATAGCCTAGTCCTCGTAAAATTTTGTGAATGTACTTTTGCAGCTTACGAGCTTCTTCGCCTTCACGCTTGAATTCTAGAAAGAAGAAGTGCGGAAACGTAAGCAACACCAGTCTGTCAGGCCAACCTCGCCGCCCGTGAAGATTGAGCTTGAGCGCCACGTAGTCATCTTCTTCTACGCGCTTAGCAAACTTGTTCTCCGCTTTATTTTCTAAATCCTTCATGTCCAGTTCTTACTCTAAGCTGACCACAGCCTTACGCAGTTCGAGTTCTTCGGGATCTGTTGGGTGGGTCATGAGTTAGTCCTCGTCGATTTTTGAGAAGTCTTCCGAGGGGCAAAACCAATCATCCTTGACGATGTGTCCAATCGCATGAACCATGGAGTACTCATGCTTTACGCGAACTGTTTTCCCAGGAAGTTGACTCCATTCGCTTACTCCTGCGACCTCCATCACTCGCCATATAAAATGACCGGCGATACTCTTTAGTTCGTGATGGCGATAGCTTTTTGGCAGGTAAAGCGCGTACCCGCCAAACCCCTGACCAGAGCCGCCGTAATCGAGGAAAACCCACGCGGATAGCACCCCATGGTCGTCGTTCGTTATTTTCACGTCCTCGATTACTGCATTACGAATTTCCATCACCTCACTCCTCGTTTAGGGTGGCGATCCACTGTACGTCCGGGAACTCAACGTGCACATTGAGACATCAGAGTTGTCACCAGCTTCACGCCATTGAATCTTTCAATCTATTCTCACAGATGTGGCGACGCTATAGCCTTCAGGACAGACTCTGCATTAAATCTTCCTGGGCAGCCACCCATCTCAGATGATCTTCGATTATCATACCAACCCGCGCCGCCAAGCTGATAGCTTCGCCCTTACCTTTTGGTATGAAGTGGTTAGTGCTCGGGCTCTGTATTTCCTTCAGGTCCTTCACCACGACAGTCGGATCTACACCCGCCGCCAGTTGTCGGGTCGTCTGTACAGCGATAGCCCGCATCATCTCATAGTGTTCCGGGTGTCCGTAGTTGATGAAGATTTCGTGAAGCTTCCCCGCTTCATCGTGATTGAGTGTTATGTACATGTGAGGCTTCTCTGGCATCTCAGCCTTCCACGTCACCCCTTGCAGTATTTCTTCTCGTTTCGGTATGTGACTCATTGCTTCGCACCTGTGTGACAACCAAGAATTTCTGCCGCGTGCGCACACACTTCGCACAAAGTGACTGTCACCCACTGATGCTGATTGGGGTGGATGATGTTGCCGGTGCTCTTTCGCACCTTATACTTCAAACGATCTACAACCAGCATGTCCTTACCCTCACCCCGTTCAAACCCTACGCGCTCCGCATTGGATTCGCAGCTTGCGTAGTAAAACTGACACTTGGGATTGTCGCAGACGCGGACGCGTGTTTGATGTAGTTCAGTATTTGCATTATTGGCCATCACTTTTCTCCTTCAAGGCGATATTCTGACAAGACTGCTTGAATGTACAAACGGCCATCTTCAAAGTCTTGGGTGTAGCGGAAGAAAGGTTGGTCACAAGTTCCCTGCCAGTTAGAAGAATCCTCTAGCTCTTTCTTCATACGATCCCATTCCTCTTCGAATTCAGGTGGAGGAAAAATCTCTCCATAAAGACCGCGCTGCACCAATTGAAGCATTCCTTCCCATGTTCTTGTATAGGTTGAATCTACGCCATCGCCAGTAAAGGTGACTACAAAGGCATTTTCGTTCATTTCCTACCTCGCTTCTTACCAGAACTGAAATGTGATCTTTGGTTAGTGGCTTTGAGCTGTGATTTACAATTTACATGCTTAGGAGGACCCGGTGGTTTATTATTCTTCGGCGCCGCCTTTTCTTCGTCATCAAGATCACGCCACCAATTTTTCTGCCAAAAAATATCAACGCCGTCTGGAGTTGTTACACGCTCTACGTCGAAGCCGCCCCCTTTTTCCGACGTTTTCTTGATTCGTTCATTCGCCTCTTCTAGTGCATGACGGATCCTTGTCTCAAACATACTGCGAAATGTATCGAGCTCAAAAGAAGGTTGTCTGGGCCTGGAATCCCAAGAAGATTTTCTTCCGACTTCTTGTTTCTCCAATTCTTCCGTCAGAATATTGATGAGAGTGAGCGCTGCGGTATGTTTGTCTTGACACTGAGGGCCTGATATAGACGCGTAAGCTCCATCGCACCTGCCCTCCAACCGTAGTCCGTCGAGTTCTGGTATATCCGCCGCGCTGGCATAGGCGTTCTCCGAAACGTTTTCCTTTAACTGCTGATCTAACCAAAGCAGTTCTTCAGCGGATATAGCCACAAGAAACGGTGTCATCTTCAAACTCCTTAGGTATTATTAGTCAGGAGGCAGCATGTTTCGCATAGAGCGTAAAAGCCCTTTCACTTCCATTAACTTGCTGATATCCCCTGTCTTCGTATTTTCTACGGACGCACGATGCACCGCGTTTATCAGTTCGTCGATATCCTTGCGAGTTGGGCTGTCAGCGTTGTATTGATCTTTACGCAAAGTTAGTGTGATAGTTCTCACGAGCTGATTCCGTCTAGGTTGTGTACTTCCTTCAACAGTTCTCGTATCTCTTCTATCAGACTTTCAGCCCGTATGAGCTGTATGTTCAGCCCGTGAAAAACGGGGCCGCAATAAGACCGAGACTTATGCTGCTTAGAAATACTAGAAAACACCGTTCGTTGAAGAATGTGAATGCGGTTATGAATCTGATTGCGTAATGTCAAAATCGCTTCCGACTTCCTCTCCTGAACGAGCTGTGCTTGACGTTGCTTCTCATCCACGATGATTATCCTCAACTACTTTCCACAACGGAACTGTGGATTGGTCCTGTGTCACGCAAACCGTATGGAGACCGAGCGACGTGTGCGAACCGACGTATCCGTATTCTTCACACGCTTGTCGGTCATGGTGCGCTACACCGAAGAATATACCCAATATGAGTAGCACGCATACGAACACCACCACTTCAGACCACTTTAGCATGAGATGTAATAATTCCATTATACCCCCTACGACTTCATCCATTCTTCACACGGGCCGCCTTCGCTAGTCTTGTAGGGGCACCACTTACACGCCTGTTCTGACGGCGTCGCCGGGAACTCTGTATCATTCATCATAGGCTTTACCCGCTTTTCCCATGCCTTGCGAATAGCTGGGAATGACTTCTTAGTATACTCGACTGGAGGGGGCATATCGTCTTGGTCCAAGTACCACAATTCCACTTCTATGGTTTCCACATCAGGGTAGTGCGCGGCAGCGAGCGGAACATACAGCTCGATTTGATCTTTGTTGGTACCGTACATACGTCCAGTCTTGAAGTCTATGAGATGCAACGCTTTACCGTCTTGCACCACGGCGTCCAGTTTGGCTCGACACCACACGTTGTTCCAATCGTCGAAAGTAGTAGGTGACCAGCTTCTCGTGACAGCAACGTCTTTTTCCGGATCTGGATTGGCTTTCTTGAGGTTGCGGAATTCTTTGTCAAAGAACTTCAGTTCCTTGGGTATGCCGGTGATATCCCCGAGCAGATATCTTTCGGCCAGCTTATGAATGTGAATTCCACGTTCTAAAGCAGGTTTCGGCTTGGCGGGGGTCTTGACGCGGTCTATGGCGCGGTATCTTGCCTTACGGGGGCATTCTTTCCACGTCGTGTATAGTGAGTAGGACCATGCTTGCAACTTCTTTTTCATTTCTGCCACTAGTCAATCTCCTCATCTGGAATTGATGTTTTTGGAATATCCGCGCACCAGCAGCGTTTTCTGAACCGCATGAAGTACGCCACCCAATATTGTCGCCGCTTTTCTTCCGGCATGTTCGCAACCGGCTCACTTCTATGGTGTATGTAGAAATTAAACCCTGTTCTCTGTGGGTCCCATACTCGGGTTATGACCTTACCATTGAGATGAGCCTGTCTGCGAAGCGCCCGGTAACGACACCAGTTGCACTTCGGTCTAGGCATTCTTTTCCTCTTCTTCGCATAGATGCTCCATCGCCGTTACTATATAGCGGAATCGCTCCGCTTGCCGCTTAGGTATCTTCATACCTTTTTCTAACACCCGCAGTTCTTCGTATATGATACGAAGCTTTTCTGCCGTTGTGTAATCCCTCACCAACTCACTCTCCACCACACGAGCCTTGCTGTTCTTCGGTGCTCGCTTCACCTTTTCCGCACGACTACAGTGGGACACTGTACCACCTCTGTTTTCCTGAAACGAAGTACGCATTTGATTCACTCATGCAGCAGCCTCCCACTTCTTCATACGAGCCCAACTAACAGCACCCTTCTTACCGTCTGACAACATAGGTAAGTCAAACTCCACGCTCTCCATCGCTTCACGAAGCAATTTCATATTCTTACGCTCCGTACCTTTGTCACAGGTGCACAGTAGTTCGTCATGTACCTGCAACATCATGGCCGCGTCGCTGCCAAACGCGTCATAGACCCGAATCATCGCTTCTTTGGTGCAGTCAGCGGCGCTGCCTTGAATCAACAGATTCAGCATCTTGTACTCAAAAGTCTTCATGCGACCCGCTATCATACGCGGCTCTTCGACCCAATACAGCCGACCGCCCCAAGTGCGAAGCGGTTCGTCACGACGGGCCATCTTCTTCAATTCCTTACTTAGGTCTTTGACCCCAGGCAACGCACGCAGAACAGCGTTTTTCAGGGCTGAAGCTTCTTCCGGCGTACTACCTGTACCCTTGGCCAGCTTATCCACGCCCATGCCATAGATAAGACCAAAGTTCGTGGTCTTAATCTTTGGACGTGGGTACTCTATACCCATGTTCTGCAGAATCAAACTGCCGACGAAAGTATGTACGTCCATCTTCGGGTCTTTGCGATACTGTTCTAACAGCTCGCCGTCTTCGAAATGAGCCAAGATACGCAACTCTTGCTGCGAATAGTCTCGGCCAATCAACAGCCGACCAGGAGGAGGTATGATGTAATCTCTAAGTTTGGGGAGGCCTATGGTGTACGGCTTAGATGCGTCCTCCGGGTCGCGAGGTATGTTTTGAAAATTCGGTCGGCTAGAAGAAAATCGCCCGGTCTTCGTACCGCTGCCGCCACCGTTGAAGTCATCAGAACTACGCACCTGATTGAACGACGGATATATAAGTCCGCCGGTCTGCTCCGCTTCTACTAACCACGGCTCGGCGAACGTGTTCATGTAGGTACTTAGAACGCCGTATCGCGCTAACAGGGTGACCAACTTTTTGTCGTTGCAATACTTCAAAAGATTTTCGCGCTTTGTGCTGCGATTGCCTTTGGCCGTCAGTTCCCACGTAGTTACTTTGCCGGTTCGGTCTAAGGCATCCGCCAGTTGAACGGAGCTCCCTATGTTAAAATCTTCACCGACCTTTAAAGAACGTTTAATCTTGTTCTCTATTTCCTCGTGCTCTTTTTCCCATTTCAGTAAGTCCCGCTCTAGGCGCTTCTTCGCGACAGGAATACCGTGCTTTTCCATAGCCACTACAATCGGGGCCAGTTCCAATTCTCGCTCATAAGCTCCGTCCATACCCATATCTGAGATACGAGGGCGCAAGAACTTAAACAGTTTCCATGTACGTTCAACGTCGCCGATAGCATACTTACCCACCAAATCACCAGGCGCTCGCCAGATATGTTCCCCCCAAGTCGAAGGTTTGCGCTTCGCTTCGGGGATATTGGCAATAATCCAATCTTTCAGCCGGTCCCGTTCAGCAGGGACAAGTCCGAGCAAATCTTGGGCCAAGGGCTTCAACGCCAATTCGCGCGCTCTTGGGTCGTACAGATACGCCAAAAATTGCGTATCTTCCCAATGGCGAGGCCAGCTTTTCTGACCGTGATGCGCCAAAGCCACTTCGATATCAAAAGGTCCGTTGTGGAAGACCATCTTTTTACGACTCATCACCTTTACGATTTCGCGAGTCGCTTCTTTCTTGGTACAGTTGTTTTTACTTGAGTGCCCCCACGCGAAGTATTTTTTCATCTGGTCTGTCATGATAGCGACACCGACAGGTTCTGGGGGATAGTGGAAGGGCCGCTTGCCGATAGGCTTTGTTTCAAAGTCCAGTACAGCAAAGTCAGACAGACTAAGTTTCATTATTACTCTCCTACGGTGATGGAAATAGCGACGACAGCCGAGACTGAACAAACACGCCAAGATACTCTACTGCGATAATACCTGTAAGCGTCGGCATACATGCTGCCGAACTGCTTCCAACTGTGTTCCCAATCAGTCTTCTGGCGGAAGAATTCAGCCTGCGCCGCTATTTCCATTCTCTGTGTCGCCGCTTTTTCTGAACCTACATACACAGACTGCGGCCAGTCGTTGCACATGATGACATACGCTTTCGTATCCGTTGTTGTTGCTATTGTCACTGCATCACCTCGTTATTCTTCAGACAATTTACTTTCCAGCTCCTCCTTTTCGCGTTCAATGCGAAGCGTACTAAGACGAGCATGGATACGCAGAACGTAGCTCTTACGGCGACGCCCCTTCAGCTCCACTTTAAGCATCTTCTTCAACTCTTCCTCAGTGTACTTATGTACATTGGAGTTGAAGACCGCCCACTGATTAGACAAAAAATCACGGATAGGTTGTTTCTCATTCGTATCGTACTTATAAGACATGACAGCTATCTCCAAGGCCCCCCTTGGATTTAGGAATAACGGGGTCGCCCATTACTAGGCGACCCCGTAACAGGTTAACTCGCTGATAAATTAGCGAGAGTACTTATTGCGCCCAGCGCCTCTTTTCTTGGACGCAGTTTTCTTCGCGGTGGACTTCTTCTTGGCCGCCCCCTTCTTCTTTCCTCGAGCAGGCTTGCTCGCAGGTTCCGCACCGTAGTTTTCAGTGTTGAAGGGCTGCATAATCAGTTCTCGGGCTTCCGCCCGACGTTCTGCGATAACGGCCAAGGCCGCCGGTTTGTTGATGACGTCGACCAGTTCCGGTACGATAATATCGTAATCAGCTTCCTCGTCAAACGCCAGCCGAGTGATGACGCCGTAGCTCGGGCGATGAACGGTCTTTTCCAGCTTCTTGACATAACCGCTCCAGTGCTTCACGCTGGTAGGAGCCAGCGACACCATCGCTACGTCGGCATCTTCCAGTTCGTCTACCCATTCCAGCAGAGCCAGCCGACGGCCATTCTTACAGGCTTTGCCTCGGCCGCCGTCAGGGTCCGACCCCCACTTGTTATACTCGCATTCGGCGCAGGTATCCGCTTGCGGCTCAGGTGAACTCGGATGGGGGGCCATGTCCTCGCCGTCCTCGCTGATAGCGAAACAGCAGGGAGGCTGCGGGTTGTCGGGGTCGAATTTCGCTCCGCAATAGTATGAGTTGACGTAACTGAAATCCAGTACGGCCACGTCCATCGCATCGCCGATAACGTCCCCCTGATAGGAGAACTTACCGTTACGAGTGGAGATGCTGTGGCCCGTGCCGCCGGACTGTTCGCGCGACGAATCAGCTGATGCATCTTCAGCCAGCTTGCGCTCCCAGTCCTGCATTGACATCAGTTCCTTACCACTTCCCCGCTTAGAAGCGGATTTCTTCGAAGCAGTCTTTTTCTTCGAAGCAGTCTTTTTCTTCGTTGCCATTCAGTTGAATCCTCTTTAGCTGAAGCCAAGAAAAACGGGCCAGCGATGCGCACCGCCGACCCGCCTAGTGAAGACAGTTACTCAGTCACCGTTTCGGTGCCGGTGTCGCTGCCGCTGCCGCTGAACTTGCTGCGTCCGGTGGACTTCGCCTTGGACGTAGACTTCTTCGAGGTGGATTTTTTGGACGTCGACTTCTTGGAAGTCGCTTTCTTCTTAGAAGCTGCCTTCTTACCGGCGGACTTCTTCGCTGCGGCCTTTTTCTTCCCTGAGGCCTTTTTACCACCACCCGACGGTTCCACGGACCCGCCCGCCTTTTCCAAGGCCGCAACGGCTTTGTTGAAAGCATTGCCACACGCGACCAATTCCTTGAGACCATCCTTCATGGCAGCCTCGTTTTCCTTGGTCGGTTCGTTGGCGTATGCCTTCACCGAAGCGATAACCTCCTTACGGATGGCGGTCTTGTCCTTTCGGGTCTTCCGAACGGTGGCACGCAGTTCTCGAACATCGCTCATGTAGCTTTCTCCTTAGTTTAGATGTGACGCTGTAAGCAAGGGTTTGTCTTCGTACTCAATGATGAGCTTTTGACTTCTGTTGTAAATTTCTTTTATCAGTGCATCTGTTTCCTCCAATCGCTTGCATAGTTCAGGGATAGGGGAATCCGCAGATTCCCCCGCAGGTTCGGCGGCATGGTACTCCTGTGCTATTTGCAGGAGTTCCTTGGTTGATAGTTGAGAGTAGTAGTCCGCCATAGCTACTTACTCTTGACGGCGGTGAAATGAAGCTTCGTAATCTTCTTCGGCTCCGTGCCGGGCACAATCTTACCCTGATTGTACCGCTCCCGCCACGCAGTCACTGAAGGGCGTTTGTGCAGTAAATCGAAAGCGCCGGTTCGTTTGATGAACTTGTAGTACTGGTCCCAGTCTGTGATGTCGGGCACCCAACTTTCGCTGTATGACACTTGCTCCAGCTTACCTGCCGCCCTGGTAAGACCCTGTTCTTTCATCAAATCGTCGATGTCGGCTTCCACTTCTTCCAAGTCCACTTTCATCTCAGCCAGCTTTTCTTCCTGAGCCTTCACTTTCTTCTTCAATCGTGCTCTGGTGTCGATAAGCTGACCGATATTAGATTGCTTTTTAGCAGTCATAGGTGTCAGCTCCTTAGTGGGTCTTTTCGGCAGGCGGGATGTCGTCATCCAGCTCTCCGTCGTTTAGCAGGTTTTCAGCCAGTTTCCGCATCATTTCCTGCTGGTACAAAGCCCGGCGCATTTCTATTTCTGACACTTCCAGCGCGCGAAGAGCTTGAAGCAAACTCGCCGATTGAATATAAGGTCCTTCATCCTTTTCCGGCATGCAGAACGAAATGAAGCGGACTTCCTTTCCTTCAGTATCATCAGTTCCTCGCAGCATAGTTTCGGTGGTCATTTCCATCCCCAAGACCATCGGGATGTTGTGTGCGATGCAGTGCTCGTAGAGCTCAGACATCATGTCTCGCGCCTTACGTTCGGAATCATTCAGCTCTGCAGTAACTTCCTCACTGCGAGCATCGCGATTTTGGTCAAAACCGCTATTGATAGACATTGGTAGTACTCCTTTATCGGTTGTGATAAGTTTAGATGGCAGACTTAATAATGGCGTCCGACTCAGCTAAAGCGCCGGAAATCTTTTCTGGCAGACCTTCGTCTTGGGCGCACGCCCTTTCGTATGAATCTCCGTATCCGCAGTATTCCAGATGTTCCCGCGCCTTCTTCAGAACAGCGTTGAGTCGGATAGCGGCGGCTAGTAGATCGTTCCGTTGCTGAATAACCGTTTTCGCATCCTCTACGTGCTGCACAGCAATACGCATTGCTGTGATACCCGCGTCAAACTCTGGCAGTACATTCGGGTCGGTGTGTCCTGTGAGATTCCCTCGCCATTTCTCAGCAGCATCTACTGCCGCTTTCAGATTCACCACATCTTCTTCGGTGATGCTCATTGCACGACCCTCTTGTTTTTGCGCTTGTCGCTCTTATCTTTATGCGCTTCGATATACCACGCCTGCCACTGTCTCAAATCGGCCAGCAGTTCTTCATCGTGAGTACGGTCCTTCGCCGCGATTCCGAGGCGTATCTTCATGAGAGGCAGTGCAGCTTCCACAGCCGCCGGACTTTTCAGTCCTTTAGATGTGGAAGACATCGCGTTGAATACATGCCGAAAATGAAGAGGTTCGTGATTTTCTATACCCGGTGTAGTGTACTTCGCTGGGTTATCACGGACCGTACGATAGCTTCGCATCGCTCGCTCCACCGCGCGTTCGTAGCGGGCTTCTTTGCGTCTGTTCATGGTTATCTCCTTCAGTGGCTTGCAGCGTTGACCAACGCTCGCGGGGTTCCGCAGATAAAGCGGGTTTGCTGGTATACGAAAATGTGACTGTCAGCTACGCACTGACGCGCGATGTTACGTTGCGCATTGTCCCAGCCCCATGAATACAGTACATAGGCCAGGACAATGGCGAGTATTAGGTAGAAAATAGACTTCACGGCTTCCAACCCCCCTTTCGCAAGTCCGCCAAGATGTCTTCCTTTTTAGCAGTGGTCTTGTCTGCAGGCGCGTGAAGATTATCCAGATACCGAGCAAATTCCGGCATCTTCTTTCGGACTTCGTCCACGGTGGAGCACTCTCTTAACAGGTTACGCACTTTGGTGCGAATAGCGTATCGACGTGACTGCTGTTCTCTATACTTCACACCCATCAACTTGACCTGAGCCTCTACCGCTTTAGGGGGTACGAAAGACATCTTCGCTCCCTCGCTCGCAAACCCTCTTTCTCTCACTTCGTCTTCCGTATCTTTTGGATAAATCTTCACTCCTGTGAGAAAAACATCGCCGAGGAATGTGTGGGTGTTATACCGCACTACCTGCAGATAGCCGCGAAGCTCGGGGTCGTCGTACAACTTAGCCACTTCCTTCGGCATCTGTGTTCTCGCCGAGCTTTGCAACAGTTCCGTCGCTTCGGCACGGTAATCAGTTTCAGGCAAGTCGTCCAAGACCGCCTTCAGTATCAATGAACGTAGCTTTTCATTCAGCTTACCTTTTAACATTGTTCGTTCTCCTATATTTGTGGAGTATGGGTGTGGCCAGCTTCCTCGTCCAACTGTGTGGCGCAGTTACTGATGACTCTCAGCGCATCTTCCTTGCTGAAGGTGTCGCCCGGTATGTGTAAAATGTGTCCCGCGTCGCGAACAATGCGCGGGACATGGTTGGCCAACGGATAGCCGAAATGATAGTGGATATCTTCCGGCTGCGAAGCGAGGGACCTGAACACGAAGCCACGAAAAGCGGCTGTACTGGTCATCACGGCAACATACTCAAGGTCCATCATATCGTCGAAGTCCTTGATGAGATAGGAAATCACGACTCTTCTACCAAATCTTGGTATCAAGTCATGCACCGGAGTGACCGCCCAAAGCTGCACGTTTCGCCCGCTAGAAATCAGCATGTCTACCAAAGCAGCCGCTGCGAATCCTCTCCAGCGAGCCTGCTCAGCCGGTACGTAGCCGCTAGCAACCAAGTTCACTAGAATGACAGCGTTATTACTGCCATGCTGATTATGCGCTTCTCGCTCCGTGGTCTGCCACGCACGGTCCAGGTTGCCGCTGTACACCCGTTGTATGTCCAGGAAATCTCCTGCATTAGAAAACTGCCTGCGGCGACGGGCTGAACGAATTTGCGCGAACTGTGGCGTAGCTTCGGCCAGTTCGTTACGAATGATTTCCGCACCTTCCGGCCAACCTACCTTCACCTTGTTCAGAAGCTCTGCAAATCCTCCTTGCCACCCCCACCAACTCGTCTGGAGATTATCTGCTTCTCGCTGCCAGCGCCTTTTATTGGCGTAGGTTGCGCCGTCTAGGTTTTCCTTCATCAAGTCTTCGATAGAATCGTAGGAGATTTCCCGCGCGTCGCTATACTCTTCTACACGTTTCATAGCAGCGTTCTCCTATAAAAGTTCGTCGTGGTCTACCTTAGACCGCTCGTTATCAGACCAATCTGCGAAGTAAACCTCGCGCACCTTTTCCAATTCCCACACACCCGCTTCAAGGGCTTTTGTAGCGTCGATGAGAAACCGGGTAGACATCACCCGGCGAAGCTTGTGAGAACGAATGGCGCTACGGATACTAAGCCCCCACTTCAGCACGTCAGGATGAACCAGGGTCTGCTCCACCTTGGGGCTATAATCCATGTGAATGACGCCGGACCGGAAGCGGTCCAAGGTGGCCGCGTCCAACTGATTGCGACCCACGAACATCATATCTGCTCCGTTGCCGTAGGTGTTACCAGCCGCGATGAGAACGAAGTCCTTATGCTTCGTCACCTTCGGCTTCTTGTACCGCTGCGGAATGAAGAAGTGGTCGTTGGCGATGGCCTGATTGATATACACCATCGTGTTCGGGTCCGCTGCATCCACTTCATCCAGCAGAAACACGCCGCCGTTCTCGTACATATCCACGAAAGACGACTGCACGTATTCAAAGCGACCGCTGGCTCCGGTGGGCAGCAACCATCCAATAAGCATGGATTCGCTCATGCCTGCGGAGCAGGAAATGGAAGCAAATCGACGCTTCATGGCGACCGCTACCTGCTCGCTGATAAAAGTCTTACCACACCCGGACGGACCCACGAGCATCAGGTTATAGCCCAATGACGCGCGTTGCAGGATGTCTTCGAATTCTTCAGGCATCGTGTGCTTCATACGAACGCCCGTCTTTGCCTTGGGCTGAACGATATTCAGCTTGCGGTAAGTCTTAGACGCTTCGGCCAGCGCCTGTTCCGCTTCCTTTTTCAGAAGTGTGCTGACCTTGGTAACGGCGTTCTGTATCGCAGATTCCACTTCAGACTTGGCGTCGCTACCAACCACTTCTTCGTGAACGATTTTACGAAGCAATTCTTCGTCCACTTCGGCGACCGGCTGGTCCGGTTTGTCGCTGTCCAATTGCAGCAGCTTATAACTGCGCACTTTGTCATATACTTCGCGGAACTTGTTCGGGTCTTGTTCTTGGATACGAAGGAGCATATCAACCTTCGCCTGCTTCTTAGCGGGGTGCCTGCGCACCTGCACGCCCAGACTTTCCAGCATCAGGCGAAGCTTATACTGCACCAGACGACCAAGGTCAAATTCACAGACTCCGTCCCGAGCAGCTTCATTGACCTTATCTTCTTGCGTTTTGAAATCACCGAATTTCATTGGATTGCTCCTTTTAGTTGGTTAGCCCTTCGCCGTACCATTCCCGCTGCCGCTTCCGCTCCTTGTCTTCTTCGGAATCTTCTTCATCGCCCGGCTGATTCAGCGGCATCAAGCATTCCGTAGGCCAGCTTACAATAGCTCTGTAAGGACCTACTATCGTTTCCATTGTTGGACTGTATTCCGCACCGTCTACAATCCAGCCGGTCATAAACCCGGCCCCGGAGTGCGGTAGGCTGCCCGGCGAGAATACGTCCGACGGATGTCCCTTAACCACACCGACATGCCATAAGCAGTCATGGAAAAACTTTTTGATGACCGCAGGTACGTTCGGCCGATTAACTTCTCCAGGAATCTTGATAATCATCACCACCACGCCCGCTTTGATTTCTCCTTTCATGGGTTCCATGTTATCGACCTCCTTTTTCTTTGTGACGAAGATTTTCAACTACTGAATCCCAGGCATTTTCATCAGCTTCCCAATCTACGTCATTCCATGCGGGATGACTGAATAAAAACCGCCCTTCTTCAGACAGAACTTTTACAGTCAGCGGTTGCTGAGGTTCCCCGTGACTGGGGTAGTAGACTTCCACTTCCAGAATGGGTACCTGAACGATGTAATCCACGAAACGACGTTCATCTAGCTCACACTTCCATTCTGCGATGAGCTCCACCTTGTGCGGTGGCATAAAATCCATATCCGTGTAAACCAGACTCGGCGCGGATTCCAGGGTATTCATGCACACTAAGCGTTCTCCGCACCAGTCCCATACGTATCGGCTGTTGTCATCTTCGTAGGGAGACGCGACGCCATATTCATCTAGGTCATCCACAACACACCTCCTACCAGCCGAACAGTTCGACGACGGAATCTTCGTCGTCTATAGATTCGTAAGCCTCGCGCGCGGCGGACTCAGATTCGAAGGTCTTCAGGTCCGCTGAAGCAACCTCACCCACCATGAATCGGCCGTCTTCGACGTCGCGAAGCAGTTGTACAATCAGGTCAGCGTTGTCTATAACTACCTTTTCACTAAGCAGTTCAATATTCATTGGGATTCCCCTTTATATGTCTAGCTTAAAAAGACGAGCCCTGCACAATGCGTACAGGGCTCGCCGGTCTATTCCTCTAGAGTGTTCCGCTGCTCCAGCGTAACTTACATTAACCTGTCCTCCAATTACGATGCGAACTTGAATCGCGCGGGGACCGTCACATCGTTCGGTCAAATCTTCGTGCACCGAGGCTGCGCATTCCGTTCGGTGGCTGACGTTTCTATATTCGTAGTAACAATCAAGTTATGACTAGGTAGCTACCTTCATCGTCGCCAAGTCATGGTCACCTCCTTTATAGTTGTGGCCATCTGGAGTGGGGGGTGTAGATGGAATAAAAAAGAACGAGGCGGCGAAGTAGGAGGATTGCGAGGAGTGCCGCCTCGTTGCTAGAAACTGTTAGTAGTGATTCTTGCTTATGCCTGCACATCTACTTCTATGCTGTACACACCGCCACGAATATAGTGCAGTTCCAACCGCGTACCGTCTAAGATGAGAATGTACTCTTCACCCTCCGCATTCGTGGCTTCCGCTACAGCGGGGTCGGCGGATTCAACCCCGGAAAACGCCATGTAGTCCGATTTATCAAAGGGCTGTAAATCTGGCAGGGCGTTGGTCAGGTCACGCAGAATCTTAGGCATCATTTCACTGTTCATTGGATTGCTCCTTTAAGATTTCGCCCATGTCGCCTCGGCCGTATTCTTCAAACGTATAGTGCAGCGGCATCCCCTTACGAACACGGACGCGCCTGTACTCATACGTGAACTTGGCCAGCGGCCAGATGTCTTCCACGTATTCCGTCTGCAGTTCTTCGGTAGCAGCTTCAAAGGCGGCTTCCTTAGCATCGGCTTTCGTCGGAAAAGCTTCTTCCAGTGGAATCTTTTTGGAAAGCTTCTTGCCGCGATTATCAAATATTTGAACGGTTACTTTCCAGCCATGATTTTTTACGCGTTTCATTGGATTGCTCCTTTATTGGTGTAAGCGTTTCGCCCGGCATCAGGGCTCATCAGGGTAGGTGCCGTCCTACCGACGCACCCCTTTTTCATCCGGAGGGGTGGCCGTCGCCGACAAGGCTCACGCTTTCGGGGATGTCCCGAGCTGGCTGATTCCGTACGCTGAACGTTCCGGGTCGCTACTCCGAAACGCTGTACGCTATAACATGGGGTGACTCACTCGCAGGTATCGCGCCTGGGGATTGCATCGCTGCAATCTGTCTTATGCTTGACGAGGACGATTTGGACGAGGTCCGAATGGAAAGGATCGCGGAAGTGTGCGCTGCAATGCGCGTCCGGTCTTTGCTTTGGGCATAGCTCCGCCCATGCTGCCTTGACGACAGTGCCGCAATCGTGCGGCCCGACCTAATTTCTAGTATGGCATTGCACCGCCACTTGTAACGCGCTGGCTCCATACTCGGTAACTTGGCCAGCGGGCCACAGCCTTTTCGGTGCGCCGCTATGGGGCTTAGGCTGCCGGGTACAGTGCGGGGGGCTTGCCCTATATAAGGTGTGCCGCGTGCCGTGCTGTACCGTTAAACAGTACCCTAGCGCATACCGCCAGGCAGTGCAAGCCCCTTCAAACCCTTGTTTTGGTTACTAAAAAAGCCCCCAAAACGGCCGCACCAAGCCGCCAGGGGGCGATTTTTCGGTCATTTTGTGACCGGGTAGTGGTCAGTTTTTGAGCAGCTATTTCGCTCAGATTTTGATCAGCGCCCAGGCCGTCCGGCGCGGCCTAGTACGCGGCCCACAGGTACTGAAAATTCATGGCCGTGTTGCGCGTGTTCCAGAACAACGTGGTCCAAAAGTTGAAGAACGGATACCGCGCACGTACGTCACCTAGGTCAAAAGCATTGCCGTACACGACACTCTTCAGTTTCGCGTTCATCAGTTGTTTGCGGAACAATCGAGCGAAGAACCCATGGCGCCGATCACCTGTGATCAAGGTCTGAATGTAATCACGTGACGTGGTGTCTTCGTTGGCATCGTCATCCAAGAACATCCACGGCAGTACCGCCAGTATAAATAGTGCAAAGCTCACGTCTCTTTTCCTGCGCAGTATATAGCCGGTTCTGCTCGGTTTCGTATGTCCAGGAGGTGTCGCCCTTAACAGCCAACTACGAACCGGCGGATCATACGTTGGTCGCCGCTGCCACAACCTGCCAAGCCAGTTTCTTTTCTCGTTCAGCAAGACATAGTTATAGACTACGCTCCGTGCCCAGGCTCGGAAAGGCGTAGCAGGGAAGACCATGACGAGTCCCAGAATCTTCAGAAAGAAGGTGACAATGTTCAGCAGTAAGCTTTTCATTTCGCAACCCTCTCGCAACAATACGCCTGAGTGGAATAGCGTACGCCGTCGTCACCTTTGACGATCATACCTCCTTCGCTGCTGATGTACTCCACAGTTCCTGCGGTTTTCTTGTAGCGCATTTGCACGCGCTCACCTTTTTTCAGTTTCTTCTTCGGCATGTCAGGCTCCTTTCTTGAAGGGATGTGCCGACGCTTTAATGAGTATCTTATCCATCAGCACGCCGATGATTGAATGGATGTGACTGTCCAGATCGCCGGCGGCTGTGTTCAGGTATATATCCGGCTCCATCGGCGCTTCGTACGGTGCGTCCAGGCCGGTCAGCCCCTCTACGTCACCCATTTCCGCACGGGCGTACAACCCTTTCGGATCTCGGCTGGCGCACACACGCACGGGCGCATCGCAGTGAACCTCAAGGAAGTCCTTACCGAACAGCTTGCGCACTTCTTCTCGGTCGCGGGAGTATGGCGACACCATCGCTACGATTGTAATAGTACCCACACGGAGGAACTGATTGGCTACGGCAGCCACGCGCCGCACCGCTTCGTGTCGGTCAAGGCGTTGGAATCCCAGATCGCGGTTCAGATCTTCTCGGAGTTCGTCACCGTCTAGAACCGTTGACTTGAGCCCCATATCAAACAGCAGTTGGTCCAGCGCCTGCGCAATCGTGGTCTTCCCCGAAGCGGGTAGTCCCGTGAGCCAGACGATACAACCTCGGTGCTGATTGGCCTGCTCATGACTTTCGCGAACGTTGCGTACTTCTTCAGTCATTATCAATCCCCTTCAAAATGCCGTTCAGACGATCAGCCGCTTCGTCGTAAGGGGTAGCCGACTGAACCAATCGGTCCCGAACAAATTGTAGATCTTCTTTACTTACTAGCGTATAGCCTTCTGGAACGACTGTTTTCTGCTGTTGTAGTGACATACGTAACGCGACCATTCCGTTGTCTAGATCCACCCATTCGCCGACGCGTACAGACTTTCCATTTGAGTCGTGTACGTCGACAAAGTAGCTATGCCCTGGTCCTGGCGGCTTGTCGAATACGACGTCTACATAATCAGGAGGAACTATTTCTGGGTCCGTCATTATATTCTCAAACAGATGCGAAATGAATTCCTTATCTTCAGTATTCTTCGCAGTTTGTGAAAGAGCCATCAGCATCCACCACAGTTTGGTTTTAGCCATTTTTCTTCTCCTCGAGATCAGTTCGAGTTTCGATCGCTCGTTTAACGAACAGAAATTCTGGCCAGTCGCTTTCAACGACCAGGGCCTGAAACTGCCCCGGCACTCCACGCGACAGACGAGCTTGCGTTACTTTTTTAGTCACACTGACCAGGGCTTCCCATTCTTCGTTGGTCAATCCCGCCGCTTCGATGTCCTTGACCTTAAAGATGATATAACGACGTTCCCATTCCATCTCAGAGTCTCCTCATGATGTCGGTGATTGCCAGGATCTCTTTCTTGAATTTATCCACACCTTGGGTATCGCCACGTTTGTCAGCGTCCCGTAAGTAGTCGATCGTATTCAGCAAATCCTGACGACAACGATTCAACATCTTCGCCCGCTGTACGCGCTTGTAATAGGCAATCATCATGATGACAACCGCCACGACGATGATGTTGACTGCAATCACGAAACTGTTCGGCCCTAGCATTTCCACGTCCCCCGCAGCTTGCGCCATGCACGACTAATCACTTCCGCCTGAAACACCGCGTCATCCAGGGCGTTGTGGTGCGTACCTTCGCGCTTCAAGTCGTTTTTGTCAACGGCAGCAACATCTACGATCGTACGCATGTCTCGGATATTCCAGAACTCCCACGGCGGCAGCAGCTTACATCCCTGGAAGGCGTGCTCCAGGATTGAGATATCGAATGTCGCACCGTTACCCCACGGCTTGACACGCTTCTTTTCTTCGATCCCAAGCATCCAAGTGTGCATGTTCGTCAGTGCGTCCGGCAGCGGTATACCGTCGGCGTTCTTATTAATCAACGCCAACCGCGCTTCTTCGCTTTGCTTCAGCCACCACTGCATCGTTCCCGGCTGTAGCGCCCGACCGAGTTCTACGTTGCTGTGCCAATCCACGTTCAGGTAGAACTTGTCGAAGATAGTGCCGTCGTCGATGTTGAAGGCCGCAACGCCGATGGCAATCACAGGCGCGTTGAACGACAGACCCAATGTTTCCAGATCAATGCTGAATTGAATATTATCCACTTGGCTCTCCTCTTTAGTTTCGCGGAGCGACAACTCGCTCCCAGACATCGTTGATCATTTCTACCTGGCGAGTGTACAACTCGTCTCCATCCTCTATCTGGCGCTTGTACGCCTTTAAGCAGTCACGCTCCCAATTTGACATATTCTCTGGGTAGCGTAGACATTCGTCAATCATGCACAATGTTTCCACGCTCATCTCCGAGTTCCCCCGTCATGAAAGAAAAGAACCTGCGCCGGTAAGCCCGCGCCGAACAGCATATTGCTCACACCGCTTCGCAGGTGCGTGCAGAAGTAATAGTCTGGGCGACTGTACTCGCCGAACTTCGGCACGTTTTCTCCAATCCCCAATAACCAGTTCCGAACCCGCTCGGTTTCATAATTAGAAATAGGTACGCCTTCTACGACGACTGCGTCCAGGTTCTTTTCGTCGAAGGCGCGAAGCAATCCAGGATTTGGGGTTATTAGTTGTATCAGATCAACTATGATCAGATCACCCTTACGTCGCGCTTCTTTCATCGCTTCCGCAGTAGCGCCGCTACCTTGTGCTCCGGTGTAGATGTAAATCTTGTTCACTTCCCCTTACCTCCTTTGATGACCTTGAACTTCTCAGTCTTCTTTTCGGCGTTGGCTTTGTCCAAAGGGCTGCGACTTCGTTCGTACTCCTTGGCCCACAACCTCGTTTCTTTGCGATTCCATTTATGGGGGTCGCGAATGGCCCACAGCCTCACGCGTTGTCCATTGCCCATGTAGCCTTGTCGCTGAGCAGGAAACCCCGCCCGACGCAGCGCCCCACCCAAAGCCTTTTCGGTCGTACGTTTCATACCGTCAGGGTCGTATAGAAAAATGAGCTCCTTGCTGGTAAACATGGCCCGCTCTATCGGCACGCCGTTCACCGTCAAGGTGCTGTCAGGATCGCTGTATAATTGATGGGCGAAATTGTCCAGGTCCGAACGAGAAAGGTCGATCATATCCATCTTCGCCGAAGTCATCATGGCGTGCGCCTTGGGGTTGAACCCTTCTAGGCTGACTTCGTTCATGAGATGGTAGAGGAGGTGGGACGCGCCGTCTTCGTGATTGATCCAATGGTCAATGCGATCGTAGAAGCTCATCGGCTTCGGTTTCGCAGTTATTTCATGCACGGCCACTCGTCGGTCGTTGGTCTCTATGAACAAGGCGTCTGCGTAGTTACTGGTGAAGAACCAATTAGTGCAGTCGCGTAGATTATAATGCGGTTGGAATTTTTCGTTGATCAGGACTGATTCCTGAGTAATGAGGTCTCGCAGTTTCGCCGCTTCTCTTCGTTTGTCTGATGCGGTCACCTCTTCGCCCATGATGAACTGCTTCCCGGCCATCCAGCCGTTGTGCGAAGCGTGCAGGTGCTCTTGACCGATTTTGACGAAGTTACTTTCGCCATAGACACGGCCCATGATATAGCCGATGAATGATTTGCCCGTACCGTGCGCGTTGCTGTGCAGTAGTACACAGGAATTCAACTTCGTACCAGGGTGTTGGATCGGATAAGCCAGCCATTGAATAAACCATTTTTTAAACTTCTTGTCTTCGCTGAAGATGAAGTCCAACAGGTCGTTCCAAGGTTTGATGTTCCCACGCTTCGGTTCCACGCCCCAACCTGTCCAGGTGTTCAGGTAGTTGTCTTCGGTAATCTGCGGTTCCCCCGGTGCGTACTTCAGTCCTCGGTGCGTGCGCCGCAGCGGCCATGATATCCATTCTTTCGCCGTACTGACTTTTTTCATATCCCCCGAAGCGGTGAAAGCTACGTGCTGCCGCGTAGCCAAGACCGCGTTGACCAACTTGGTTTCGTTCCACATCTTCCGAGTACTGAATTCGTAGAACGCGCCGTGTTCTTCAATATAGGCAACCTCGTCGTTGAGCGCCCAGAGCATCGCGCTTTCTTCGTAGGCTACTACATTGATATCGTCGACGTCTCCCCCGTCTACGATATAATCGTCTAAGCCTGCTTTCGCTACTTCGCCCGCCGGTACAGGCGGCGCAGGTACTGAACCAATGAAGACCTGAGCGCCGAGAGCTGTCAGTTCATCGGCGAGCTTGCGAATGGCTTGTAGAATATTTTGATTCGTGTTCATGTCACTGTCGAACACCAACCAAACTGGACGTTCTTCCCATTTAATAAGGTCGAAGTCTTCGATCAAATTCTGACGATGCTTCTTACTGCGAAACGACCACACGCCGCCCAGTCCTATGCAAGGGACGCCGGACTTGCAAGTCGTCGCAGCTTTTTTCTCACCTTCGGTGATAACAATGCGTTCTTCGGTATCTTCGCCGATGCCTTCCCAATCCATGAGCGGAGGAAAGTAGAGCCTCGGTGCGGTGCCGCTCGGCTGTTGATAGCGTATTAGCTTCTTACTAAAAGGCTGCTTGACCGGCTCCAAGAAACGGAGTCGGTAAAAATCGGTAAGCTTTCCTGATGGATCAGGATATGGAATTTTGTAAGATAGGACCTTATGTCGTCCCCCGGTCAACTTGCCGGTTTGCTCAGCGGATAGAAGCTTCAGCTTCAGTTTCTTCGCATCGTTGGCGCTGAGTCCAGAGCGAGCGAGATCCTCAAGGACTTCTTTCACGACGGATTCTCCATCTTATAATTCGTAAAAAATGCCGCGCCACGTCTCTCCTCCTCTAAGGTTCGACAAGGGGGGAGAGCCAAGACCGGAGTCGGAGATATACGACGTGGCGCGGCCAACAACGTTGTCTAGTGCCCCAGGCGGGTACACTAGCGGCAAATATACTGTGAAACGGTGCACCCCTGCAACTACCAATTTTTAGCCAGCGGTCACTGTTTGATCTGGATCAAAACGTGACCAAACAAAATTTTTACGCTTGATTTCGGAGCACTTTGATCTGAGTACGGGGGAGCTGCGACGCGTTGCGCGAAAACTCTCGGAATGGTCCGATTTTAACTCACGTTGGCCCTGGTGGGGTGCGAGATAGATCGGAGCTATTTCGCGGATGGGTGAAAAAGGTCGGATAACTCAGGTTCGAAGGCCTATAACACACGTTTAACTCACGTTTTTTGGCATTAGGAAATTCTGCACTTAGATCGAGTATTCTCTGGGATAATTAAAATTTTAACTCGCTTTACTCACTTTACTCACGTTCGACGCGAACGCATTTATATATCCCCAGCCAGGGCCCTCCCCATCGAAGTTCTAATTTCTTTCCTAAAGTGAGTAAAGTGAGTTAAAAAATAGATATTCCCTATAAATACTCGAATAAACCTCCGAATTTCCGTTTGGCTCGAACGTGAGTTTTAACTCACGTTGTACCCGAGTAACGTGAGTTATTTCGCTGTCGTCCTCCCCCACCCATTCGAGCGTCGACTCACCCAAGCACGATCTATGCTACCCGAACGAAGTTACTCCGATATTGCGTCCCCAGGGCCTTGTGCCCCGCACCCGCGTATTGTCCCCGCCTACTGGTTTTAGGTAGTATATTCACCATCGTTGGTCAATCAGTAGCAGGGGGCTCCGTGCCGCGTAGCCGAGAAACATCTTCCAGAGGTCGGAAGACATCGTCAAAGACGAAGTCCGAGAAGACTGATCTGATCGAACCGAAAAAGTCGAAGAAGCAGGACGTTTCCAAGATGCTGCCTCACGAACTTCTTCTTGCGATCTCACGAGGCCAAGTCATCAACGGTCATCGCCCGACATTCCAAGAACGATTGCACGCCGCCAAGGCCGCTGCTCCGTTCTATGCTCCGAAGCTTCAGAGTACGACGATGAAAGGGAGCGAAGACGAGCCAGTCGTTACGCACGCCAAGGTGAGCTTCGTAGAATGAGCGTGCCACTCGGAACTCTTTCGGAACGAATCGTAGATGTTGAGATTCCGAAGAAGCTCAAGTTTCTATTTGAACCGCATCGCTACAAGGTCGCTCATGGAGGACGCGGAGGAACGAAGTCGTGGAACTTCGCTCGCGCGCTCCTAGTTATCGGAGTGACTCGCCCTATCCGCGTACTCTGCACTCGCGAACTTCAGACTTCAATTCAAGAATCCGTACACAAGGTTCTGTCATCTCAGATAGAATTACTTGGCTTTGATTCATTCTACAAAATTCAGAAGACAACGATCGAAGGAATCAACGGTACAGAATTCATCTTCGCGGGCGTTCGCAACAATGTCACGAAGATCAAATCCATGGAAGGGATTGATATTTGCTGGGTAGAGGAAGCCGAGAAAGTCTCGGACGATTCATGGAAAGTTCTCATTCCTACGATCCGAGAAGCTGGTTCTGAAATCTGGGTTAGCTTCAATCCCCATGAGGCGACAGATCCTACTTATAAACGTTTCGTGCTGCATCCTCCGCCGGATGCGAAGGTCGTAGAAATTGGCTGGCAAGATAATCCTTGGTTCCCTGAAGAATTAGAAAAAGAACGTCAGTACTCGTTGAGTCTGATTGAAGAAGCGAAGGACGAGCACGAACGACAGCAAGCTCAGATGGATTATGATCACATCTGGGAGGGCAAGGTCCGCACCAATACGAAGGCGGGTGTCATCAAACGCTGGAGAATTGAAGCGTTTGAAACTCCAGCTAAAGCTCGCTTCTATCACGGTGCGGATTGGGGCTTCGCTAACGATCCGACAGTCCTCATTCGGTGTTTCGTAGAAGATGATATTCTATACATTGATCAGGAAGCATTTGGCTATGGTGTAGAAATCGACGAGATTCCGCAGCTCTTTGATACGATAGAGACCGCTCGGAAATGGCCGATCAAAGCGGATAACGCTCGCCCCGAAACGATTTCGTATCTGAAACGTCAGGGCTTTAGCATTTCGCCCGCCGATAAATGGAAAGGCAACGTTGAAGATGGCGTCGCGCATATCAACGGATTCAAGCGTATCGTCATTCATCCGAGATGCAGACACATCGCCGAAGAAGCGCGGCTGTATTCCTATAAGATAGACAAAGTCACTGAGGAAATCCTTCCCATCATCGTAGACGCATACAATCACGGATGGGATTCCGTGCGCTACGCTCTGGATAAATACATTAAACGACGCGGCGGAACGGGCGTCTGGGCTAAACTTTAGTCGGAGTAATTTCATGGCAACGAAGAAGCGACAGCAGAAGACTCGGCGAGTCAGCGTTCGTAGCGCGGCGCAGAAAGCAGCCCGAGAAGAGAAAAAGGTCCGAGACGCTCAGCAAGGGGGAAAGTCGTCCGTGGCGGCTCCGACTGCAGATTCCTTCGTGAACTTCGGGATGAATCTCGGCATTGGCTCCGACAACCCTATGACGGGGAGCTCGTATGGATTCAATCCAATCACGAGGAATCGCACGCTCCTTGAGTGGATTCACCGAGGTTCGTGGGTTGGCGGCATGGCGGTCGACGTGGTTGCGGATGACATGACTCGCGCCGGAATCACCTTGAAGGGAGAACTGGCTCCTGAGGATTCTGATGCAATCCACGAAGAAGCGACGCGACTGGGGATCTGGAATCAGATCAACGATTCGATCAAATGGGCTAGGCTGTATGGCGGTTCCATCGCAGTGATGCTCATCGACGGTCAGGACCTGGAAACGCCGCTTCGTCTTGAAACGGTTCGCAAGAATCAGTTCGGCGGGCTGCTCGTCTTGGATCGTTGGATGGTTGAGCCGAGTCTTGAGAATCTCGTTACCGACTACGGCCCTGAGCTCGGCTTGCCGAAGTTCTATCGCGTCAATGAGTTCGGCCCGGCGCTTCGCAACATGAAGATTCACCATTCCAGATGTCTCCGATTGGAGGGACTGCGACTGCCGTACTGGCAGCGACTCATGGAGAATCTCTGGGGTCTTTCTGTGTTGGAGCGTCTCTACGATCGGATGGTGGCGTTTGATTCAGCGACGACCGGAGCAGCGCAACTCGTGTACAAGTCATATCTCCGCACGCTGAAGGTGGAGGGTCTTCGAGAACTCGTAGCGGCAGGCGGAGATGCACTGAACGGGTTGACAGCCTACGTAGATATGATGCGCCGATTCCAAGGAATCGAAGGTATCACGCTTCTTGATAAAGAAGATGAAATGACAGCTGAAGCACACGGCGCTTTCGGTGGATTGTCCGACGCGCTCGCAGAGTTTGGTCAGCAGCTTTCTGGCGCTCTTCAGATTCCGTTGGTTCGCATGTTCGGTCAATCACCTGCTGGATTCAGTACTGGCGACACCGATCTGAGAAACTACTACGATACGATCAAACAGCAGCAGGAAAAAGAACTACGAGTCGACGTAACTCGGATCTATCGCTGCATCGCGGCTGGGTTGGACATCGATCTTCCAGAAGGATTTACGATTGAGTTCAATTCGCTATGGCAGCTTGCGGACGATGAAAAGGCGAACATCGCGAACACTGTTACTCAAGCAGTCAGTCAGGTTGAAGAATCCGGACTGATTGACTCGGCCACGGCGCTCAAGGAACTGAAGCAGTCGTCGCAGATAACCGGCATCTTCTCCAATATCACGGAAGACATGATCAAGGATGCCGAGCAGGCAGGGCCGCCTCTGCCGGAGAGTCTTGGCGGCGAAGGAAATAATCCTTTAGATCTGAACCCGCCGACCAGTCCGCACGAAGAGCCGACAGCCGCTGAAGGCGTGGAGTCTGATCAAAAAGGAAATGCGCCCGATGCAGGCAGTCCTCCCGCTGCGATACGAGACAAGTCTCGGGACGATGTTCAGGAGTAATTCGTGCACGATCTTTCCTCGACTTATATCAACGCACTCCGTGCGGAGCTCTGGGGTTCGGCGTGGGTTTTGCCGTCGCGACTTCCTTCGTAGAGCAGCGATAACCGGAGCCGACACAAATGAAGAAATTCTCTGGGAAAATCTCCGATGTCTGACGTCATTCTGAAAACTTCGGTCCGCGATGTCAGCGCCAAAACCCTCCGCCGCAAGGCGAAGGAACGGTTTGCAATCGCCAAGAAATATGAGCGACAATATCTACGTTCATTAAGGCAAGTCACGCGGCAGGTAGACCACTTGGTCAAGGGTATGATTCCGGAGACAGGATTCGGACAGTCGCACGAGCTTCAACGTGCGCTGCATCAATATTCTCAGGTCATCACGCCGTGGGCTCGTGCTGTCGCAGGACGGATGCTTTGGGACATCGCTCGGAAGGACGAAGCAGCTTGGATCCGACTTGGCGATGAAATCGGCAGAGGACTACGCGAGGAACTTCAGGATGCTCCGGTAGGAGTATTCCTAAACAAGATGCTTGAGGAACAGGTTCATTTGATTACGAGCCTACCAACGAACGCTGCGAAGCGTGTGCATCTCCTGACTGCTGAAGCATTAACGTCGGGACGTCGCGCTGCCGATATCACAAACGAAATTCTTCAGACCGGTGATGTAACCGAATCACGCGCTAAGCTCATCGCCCGCACCGAAGTCGCCCGCACCGCATCCGGGTTGACTATGGCGCGGGCGACGCATATTGGCAGCACGCATTATATATGGCGCACGTCGCGCGATTCAACGGTACGTGAATCGCACAAGAACATGGAAGGCAAGGTCTGCGCCTGGGACGATCCTCCTGAGGTAGAACCCGGCAAGCACTATCACGCTGGGATGTTTCCGAATTGTCGCTGCTTCCCCGAGCCGATTGTTGGGGAGTACGACTAATGGACGATCTGTACTTTGAAGTGGATGACTGCGTTGTTCTGAATGCGCCGATGGGACGTCTTCGCACACCGGAGTATATGGAAGATTTGAAGAACGGACATACAGGTGTTGTACTGAGCGCTCACAATGGTATGATCCATGTCTATTGGACGGATCACCTGGAAAGTACGGTCCCTGCGACTTGGCTCAAAGCCGTGGAGAAAAATTGATGCAAGCGGCCGGAATCCTTTTCAAGTGTGGCCCCCGC